CTTTGTCATTCCATATTTTAAGTTGGTCGGCAAATGTTGTACTAATGTATGAATTAATCCTTGATAATATCTTTTCTAATTTTTCGGTTCCAAAAATCCAACCTGTTCTAAATGAATCATCAGGAGCGTTATAATAAGTTTCAGTACCATCAAATTTTTTCAGTAATGCAACTTTATATGTTGGGTCCGATGTTGGTTTGGTTTTACTTACAAAGTAAAATAATTTACCGTCTTGGTTATATCTATCGTAGTGTCCTGAGTCACTAGCAGCAGTACACCATTTTGTACCTGAACCAAAATAACAAGATGATTTATGTGTTTTAGGTGAAACAACAGTCATTTCATCATCTTCATAAACCACATCAGCATCATCAACTGTTTTAATTTCACGTCTTATACGGTTGTCATAATCATCCAACACTTTTTTAAGTGTGCTAATCTTATCATATTGGTTAATATCTTTTAAACTTAAATTTTGGCTAACAGTTGAAAACTTTTCTAACAGTTTTACCACAATGTTTAAATCAGTATTAAAGTTTTTTGGGTTTACCACTTTACCCAAAAAGTTAAGGTATTTGTGTTGACCCGGTAATACGTCTGACTTATCAATAATGGCACGTAATTGTTCTTCAGTAAATTTATTTGAAAACTTCTTTGCAAAATCTTCTTTTCTACCCTCCAATATAATTTGAACTAATGACATTTTTTTATTGATAAATATTCAGTTTTTACTAATATAAAAAATAAGGATAATATTTATAGTAATAAACTCAATTAAATAATACAACTATGGGATGCGGATGCAAAGGTAATCAACCAGCTCAACCACCTGTTCAACAGCCTCAGACTACAAACGAAGCAGTTGCAAATGTGGTTAAAAAAACTGTTGAAAAATACTATCAACAAGTTAAAAAGTAAGTAGTGTTAAAAGAACTTTTTAAGGGAGGATGAAAATCTTCCCTTTTTTTATATTTATAATCAATGGACATTGAACAATTAATTAAGGACGGTGATACCGAAGAATTACAAACAGTTATAAAACGTTATTTTAATAACGACTACGAATTGTTTTTTAAATATGTTATAGACGAAGGTTATATTGAAATGTCAGATGATATTGATGATTCAATATATGATTTATACCCAAAAAATATTATTAAGTATTGGATGGTCAAAAACCCTGAAAAAACAATTGATTATATAATTGACAGACATTTAATTGATGTAAAAAAAGAAGACGGAAAGTATTATATGGAATTATCTGATTTGTCAGATTTAAAATTCTTATTCCGTTCTGATGCCAAAAATTTTGTTGAATCAATTTTGTCAAATGATTACGACCCATATCATTATAGTTTTTCTGATTTTGGAATGGAACTTTCTAATTTAATTGGTGATTTAGACACAAAAAGCAAAATTGAAATGTCCAATTATTTAAGTAAACATGTGGGCCAGTTTGTTGAATATAATGGTGATGATGATACAATATCATCCTATGTTGAGTCTGATGAATCTGGTGATATGTTTAAATTAACACAAGAAAGGTTAGAGGAAATAATGGGTGATGATGATTCTATAGCCAGTTTATTAACTGACTCGCCTGAATTTCATGAGTTAGGATTTTTATTAACAAACGCTTATGGGGATGCGTATTCAACTGCCGAAAGAGACGCATACTATAACAAAACAATGGATGAGTTAAAAGATTTCTTTGAAACGCAAGATTTGGGATATTGGGAAACAAAAGAGGGTTTTACCTATGATAAAGAAGGTAAAAGAATTCCAAGAATGAAAGACATCTATTTTGTTAATATTACAAAGGTTATAAAACAAATGATTATAGATACTGTTGACAACAACATGTCTGATTTCGATGAGTATAACGCTTTTGATAATTTAGGTAGTTTTGAGTGGATATTAAAAGAATATTATGCAGATGAAATTAGACTTAATTTAGATAGAGTTAGTCCTGACTACGGAGATATAGACACATTATTTAATGAATATTTCCGAGACAATATTTAACATTTTAAATTTATCATCTACCATTGTTTCATGTCAAATGAAAATGTAATCTACAACCCATATTACGGGGACAATTTATGTAATCTACTAGCGAATTCAATAGTTGAAAAAATTAAATCCGTTGACCCAAAATTATACGTCAACATATCTGTTACCAACGTAAATAGTTTTTTTATGACCTGTGGTGAAACAGAATACACAGAACCATTAGACATTACCGAAATATTCAATAGTGTCATGGAGAACGTCCCTGAACCCTTAAAAATGATTGTTAAAGTATTTGACTTAATATCATATAATACCAAAAGAGTTTCAAGTACAATTTTATACACAGAACATTTTTCAAAATACAAAAAAACATTATCTGAAAATTTTACAAAGTATTCTGAAATACTCAAACTAAATAAAAAAGAATGTTACACCAATATCAAATGTTTTAATACGGATGTTTATATTGAAACGATTTCAAACGTAAATGAAGTAAAATTACCTAAGGGTTATATAGATTGGAAACCCAACACCAAAGTCTTTACCTCGTTACCAATTTTTGGTAAAGACTTAAACAGTGAAAAATACATTTACATGTTGTTCAGATACATCGCACATACCTTGTTTGAAGCTGGGTTGTGTAATGTTGTAAAACTATCTGTTAATACAAATAATCCTGTGGACCAATTGTATTGGGATAATGTTAACTTTGAAATTGATAGTGAATATTTCTTAACTTCAAAGAAGTGGACTGAAAGTTTAGTTTTGGATATTTTTAACTTTGAGGTTAATAAAGTTATTGAAGATTTAAACTTAGAAGTTTATGACTTTGCCAATGAAATTCTTCACGAGAATGAAAATTACCCTTGGCTTAGAAATGATAAGTTAAATGATATTGTACTGGTTTAAACTCGTTTGGAGTAACCAACAATTTGGTAGAAATCTTTTTTACCATCACAGTAATCCTTAACCAATTGGAGTAATGTTTTAAACATAAATGCCCCTGTGGTTTGTTTTTCACACTTGGTGAATAATTCAATAAAGGCTGTCAATGTTTCAATAGAGTAATATCCGTGTTGATTTAAACTATCATAATCAAAAGTTGGGTAAAACAATAACTCGTAGTTATTCCTTTCATCCACACTATTAAATGGTTCGGTTCTTTCGTAATAATCCAACATTGTCTGAACATATTCCCCAACAATTTTTTTACTGTATTCACACTTAACTAATAGGTCAACAATCCAATGTGTGTGACTTGGTGTACGTAACCTTTGACCTTTTGATTTGTATTTCACAATGAAATCTAAATCAGGGTTTTCACCACGAAATCCCTGATAGATTCCAATTGCCGTTCCATCACCAGTAACATAATACTTTAAAGGATTATGTCTTACGTCTTTTCCTTTTTCTTTATATGACAAGTCCATATTGATTAAAATATTTTAATTTGACTATTTTTCTTATCATAATCTTCAAGTCGTTTTAAAGACATATCAATATATTCTTGATGTATTTCAATTCCTACACAATCTCTATTTAATTTTTTCGCTGATAACAATGTGGTACCTGAACCCAAAAAAGGGTCTAATATCTTGTCCCCAACAAAAGAATAATATTTTACAATTTTATCAGAAAGTTCTTCAGGGTATGGCGCTAAATGTTTTGAGTGTGTTTCAGGATTTATATACCAAACATTACTTCTTTCATAATCATCAGTTACTAATGATTCTTTTAAGATATCTCCAGAATATGAACGGACTATTTTATCTATCAAAAAATTTGCAGGTTTTTGAAATACAAATATTGTTTCTGAAACTAAATTAGGTTTATAAGCAACCGGTTTTCTGTGTTGAAAAAACCCACCATTTCTATTTATAGCAGAACCTTCTGGTTTAACCCATAAAATATCTTCAAGATATTTCCATCCAATTTTTTCCATTATTGAAAAAAAATGAAACGGTATTGGTAGTCTTTTGCTTTCGGAATTTCTATTAATTCTTTGGACTATTACTGGTGATAAATTAACAACGCACATGCGTCCCTCTTTAGTTATTCTGAAAACTTCCAAAAAAACTTTTTCTAAAAAAACTAAATAATCATCATATGTAGGCCATTGTGAATATGATTTAGCGTTATAATATGGTGGTGATGTCCATGTTAAATGAATAGATGAATCAAGTAATTCCTTTAATTTTAATTCACAATCACCTAAAATTATTTCATGTTTCATTAATTAAATTTTCTACTAGTTGGTTTAGTGTTGGAACAATCTCCATTTTCAATACTCTTACGATTATGACAAAGTTTACAATAAGTCCTTACATTGTAAATATCGTTATTATAGTGATTGCCATCTATATGGTCTAAGTCTAAGCACCCAATTTCAAATCCATCCCAACTTTCTTTATTGGGTACAGGACATTTAAAACCTAAATGACCATCAATATTTTCACAATATTTCTTCTTATGAATTGTAATCCCTTCTCTAATTATACCTTTTTTTCTATCGTCTTGACATTTAGAACATTCTGTTTTAAAAGACCAATTAGACCAACTTCTTACAGCAACTTTATTTTTACAACCAACATTCACACATTTAGGTAATTCATTACCCATTTCATAAAATTTGCGTTTTTGGATTTCAGAAATTTTCATAATACAAATATAGTTAAAATATTTAAACAAACAAAAAACCCCAAGATTTTTCTTGGGGTTCATATAATTCAGTTACCTTACCCGTTAATAAAGTTCTTGACTTTTTCTAACGCTTCTTCCAACTCTTGGAAATCTCTATCGGGTGCCATTGCTGAATGTTCAACCAATTTACCATCTTTAAGTTTCACACCTAAAAGTGCTGGTACATAATCATTTTCAACAATCTTTTGAAATTCTTCGTACTCTTCTTCGTACTCGTCAATATCTCTTACTTCATAATCAATGCCACTCTCATCAAGAAGTTTTTTCATGTCTTGACAATGAGGACATCCCTCCATAGTAAAAAGATATAATTTAGTTATCATAATACTTGTGCCGCTTCAATAAGAGCTTGTTCACTCATCATACCTGTTTGTGTTCTTGTGTTTTGTCCACCTGAATAAAATTTAAGGGTTGGAACCGCTCTTACACCAAGTGAACTTACAAGTTCTGAATCGCTCTCAATGTTGAATTTATAGACACTAACGTCTGAGTTTGATTCTTTTAGTTTACTTGAAACTTTTTCAAGAATCGGTGATAATACCTTACATGGTCCACACCATGATGCATACAAATCCAAGATGAATTTTTCATTGGATTGTAATTTTTCTTTTAGTTGTTCTGTTGTTAATTCCATTACTTAATTATTATTCTTCAAATTTAATTTTATACTTTCTCATTGTATTTGCCGCTAACGTAACCGAATCTTTTCTGGTTGCATCATATAGAAAATATAACTCAAAACTATCAACACTTCTATTCAAAAAAATGTCATAGTCAGTTGTGTTGTAATACAACTCAAATTGAGTCCCTTCACTAGTAACTCTTTCAAATACAGGTTTGGCTTTGGATTCTTTTACCAAATCAACGGATACAAATCCATAATCCCATATTGATGCAATTGGATTTGTATGTAAATGTTTATACAAATCCAATATGTGTAAAGGGACCCCTATGTTATTATCCTTGTCCACGTGATTTCTTCACATAATTCACTGATTTTTTATGGTTAGAAGTTTTTGTTTTAGCGTGAACGCCAGGACGAGAGATTTTTGCTTTTTCTTTGTACTTAGCAGAAAAGTTTGAGCTTGATTTTACGGGTTTCTTTGCCATTGTCTTATATAATTATCTATTGTTTTGTTTCACAAAGTTAATACTTAAAAATTAAAAATCCAAATCAAAATTAAAATTGTTTGATGATTCAACTGTTTTGTCCCATTGTACCAATCCAATATAATATTGACCTAATTGTGAGTCATTTGGTTCTTTAAGTATCATTTTTCTTTTAACTGTCTTATTGTTAATATATTGTGTTTTCATAAACATTTCAAATGTTTCAGAGTTCAAGGCTTTATTAACTTGTCCGTCCAAAATTTCCATAATATGATTCCAAGATTCAGGAAGTGATTTATTAAATTTACCCAAATATTGAACTCTTGTTATATTCAACTTTTTCTTTGATGGGTCATAGTTTAACATATATTCAATTGTTCCTCTTTCCACCCCATTTGCATTTCTTAAAGAAACTATAACACTTGGACATTTATCAATATATGTTCTTACACAGTTATTTTGATATGCGCTTTCCTCATTATATTCATCAGAAGAACGTAATAACACTGGTTGGTATTCAATACCACTGAAATCATATATTGATTGTTCTACGTTGTCCACAAACCCATCATTATAATTTCTTACATGGTACCCTTGTTTATATGTTGATATTAAAACGGACCAATTAGCATGTTCGGTTACAAAATCATCAATTGTTTTAGCGTTTAGTGAAACTTGTTCACCGTATGTTTTTAATTGGTTGTAATACATTATATGGTCGTTCAATGTATTTTGATTAATATCACCATTTAATTGCCATTTGAAGTATGTAAATATTTTTTCTTTTTCACTTTTGGTGAAGTCATCAGGAAAATTATACATACAGTTGTTACTTGGTTGATTTAATAAATCTAATATAATTTTATTTTGATAAACTTTATCATAACCAAAATATTTTATCGTATACCTAAGAGAGTGGATATTTGTATGATTACACACATGCAAATTTTTCTTAATTTCATTACCACTAATACCGTGATGTGACATGAAGGCATCAATAAATTTTAAGTTATGTTTTTTTAAAACGTTGAATTTTGGTAAATGTTCTAAGTATTGTACATCAATAAACGCATTAAAATTATTAGGTAATTTGACACCTTTTTTAAGTAAGGAATACCTAACTAAACTTTTAGCTAATTCAATATTATTCATATCATAGTTTATTTCAGGAAAATTATGAAATCCCAATGCGTATGAAAATTCTGATAATAAATTTCTTTTTATTGTACCATCATGAAGATTGTTTTTATATGGTGATGTAATCATTGAGAGTTGTTCTGAAATCATCCCAAGATAATTACATGGATTCTTTCTTATTACCTTTGTAAACTTTCTTTTGTTTTGATAATTTAAAATGTGACCAACATAAAAATCGCCAGTCCTTCTATTAACTGTTAAAAAATAACAATTTTTTATTTTACCAAAAAACCTAATACCAACTCTTCTATGGTAAACTGAAATAAATAATTTCAAAGATAGTTTATCACCACTTTCCTCTAAAACAATCATTTTATTTCTTTGGGTGACGGCACACATTAAATTTGAATAGTTTTCTAAAAAACTTTCTTCATCGTGATGTGATTCCCCTGAAAGTTCAAAAATACCTTTTCGTATTTTTGATTTATCATAACCCCTATAGTTTTCAAAAACAAGATGGTCCTGATAAAGATGAGTTTCATAACTTTTAAATTCCTGTTTAAAAATTTCTTTTTTTTCCATTAGTTTAAGAATATATCACCGTAAGGTCCTTTTAAGATAAAATTTTCAACTTTTTCTTCAACCCTGTCTTTGGTAAGGATTAACATAATATCAATTAATTGTTTTTTGGTCAACTCTAAATCCTCACCTTTGTCATAGTTTTCTATAACCGTACCCTCAACCAATTCAAAAAACATATCCTTATCACCATCACCAATTAAATTAATTAGGTCATTTGGGTTGTTATTAAAAAATGATTTAAAGTTGGACAAATATATTTGAACATCAACATTCATACTACAAAGGTAAACAAAAAAAAGGGTTAATCAAAAGATTAACCCCAAATTCTCAATTTCACTTTCAAATCCTCAGGAAGTTTTAAGCTATCACATCCTTTGAAGTTCACCAATTTAAGATTTGGTAAATCTTTCAAACATTCAGGAATTGATTTAAGATTCTTGTTGTTTGGAAGTGACAAGTATCTTAATTTCTTACAGTCACATATTTCAGATGGTAATTCACTAATCAATCCATCAATGTGAAGTCCTTCAAGATTAGTTAATCTACCGATCGCCTTTGGTAATGGGAAACCTTGTGAACCTGAATTTCCACCTGAGAAATCCATTTTTGTAATAGTATCAGGTAATGATTCAAAGAACTCATCAAATCCATATAACGCAATAAATTGTGCCGCTGGGCTTCTTGGGAATTCAACATCAACCGATGTTCCTCCTTTACCTGAGCTCTTGGTCATATTTTCCATGAACTGAGGTTTGAAGTATTCTTTAACTTCTTTGTCCGTTTTATTCAAAAACTCAACCAAGTTAATTGAACGGTCATCCTTATCCATGAACTGACAACTTTGGAAATGGAATTGCCATCTATTTGATGGTAATCCTGTATCTTTTGATGGTTCAGAGTTTTTGTCGTAAACTTGGTACAATGGACCGTCTTTAATATATCTTTCAAAATAAGACAAACCAGGTGCTGATGTGCACCATCTTGTTTCTTTATTTTGACCACCGTAGAAACAAGCCGCTTCTTTACCCAATTCATCTGTTCTTGTAATTTTTGTAATTACATAGTTTGGTGTTTCAACTTCAAATGAACCACCAGGATGTGAATATTTAGCATCTTTTCTTTCTGCTTTAGTTGTTGTCGCTTTTTCTAATGAAAAATCTTTAACCAAATCATAAAGTTCGTCTGAGGTCAATTTATTAATATCTCTTTTGTCAACAGGTAATTGATTCTTGAATCTTTCAAATTTAATTAAATCATCTTTAACCTTATATAAATCCTCAAAAAATAAATCAATTCTTCCTTGTGATTCTCCTGTAATATTTTTACCAACACCTTCAGGACGTAATCTTTTAATTTGATTAATCATCCATTGAACATATCCACCAGTCTTTTTAACTTGGTTAAAATTTTCAGGATTTTCCTCAACTCTTGATGTTGGGTCATTGGCAATTAATATCAATAACTCATTAGGTGTCAAAACAGGTCTAATTTTTTTACCTGTTTTTTTATCAACTGTTGGCTCAGTAAACTTCTTCAAGAAGAGTTCTGAACGAACATCTTCATTGATGATAGTTTTTAACATTTCTGTGAATTTCATAATTTAGAATATCTTTTAAAATAAATATCTTAATAAGTAGAAAATTAATAGTTCATAATCAATAATTCTTGTCCCATATTTTGTGTTACACCTTTTTTTGCAGAAGCCGCCTTAGCAAACTCTTTCATTTTCCAAGTGTATTCTGATTCAGGAAACCATGTGTGTAACAATTCAAAGTCATAATATGACAACGAAAACTTACCTTTAACATCATGTAATACTTTTGCCAACCTTTCGTGGTCTTCACGGTCAAAGTCATGATTAGAATAATAGTTTTCAGTTTTCCAATACGGTGGGTCCAAATAAATGTAAGTAGATTCAGAGTCATACTTTTTAATAACATCAGCAAAGTCCATATTTTCAACTTTTGTTATTTTGTTGAAGTGTTCAACCCAATCAGGTTTACTTAACTTGTCCCTAAATGTCAAAAACTTTGATTTGTAATTACCTTTCAAGTCAATAAACCCAGATGATTCAGGTTTTGAACCGCTAAAGATTGATGTAAGAATGTATGCGTATTTTGCGGCAACTTCATAATCAGGATAATTTACTGTAAATCCAGATGCGTACAATTCTTTTTGGAATGTATCAAATTGTTCTTTGTAAATTAATGGCGTTACGCTTTCACCACGTTGTTGACATGGTATGTTGTTTACAGCTTTTAATAGTTCTGAAGGGTTCTGAATACATCTAAATAGATTGTAATTTAGAGGATTAAAGTCGTTATAAACAACTTCTTTTAAATTTGGAAATTTTTTTAAATCCATATTAAAAAAACACCAAAACATTCCACCAAATGTTTCTACGTATGTTTCCATGTCTTTTGGATAAAATTCATTTATCCATTTTCCTATTCTACTTTTACCACCAATATAACTTAATGCCATAACTTATTTTTTTCTATATTTTTGTTTATTTTTTATTGTTTCAATTACTTCGTCAAATATAAGTCTTTTTCTTTGAAGAAAAAAGTTTGAGTCAAAATAAAATCCGTAATATATATTTTCAATGTCTTTCATTCCTGACCATCCAATAAATTTATATTCTTTATTTTTTGGTCCGTATAATTTGTTAATGTTTGTACCAAACAATAAATTCATTCTTTCATTAATGTTGTTTAACATATCCAAAGACCCTCCAACAATTTTTAAATCACCTCTTTGTGAACCATCTCTTTTGTCGGTATTAATTCTTATGCATCCATCACCATCAAAATAACCCCTTAAAAAATGTCTTTCAAATTTTTCATTAATTTGAGGATATTTTACAGAAAATGTTTTATTTTGTAATACACCCAATTTTTCTAAATCATTAATTATTTTTTTTCCAGACATAAAAACTTCACAAGTTTCTCTTTTTTTGTTTTTCCAAACATTCATTTCACCGTCAATGGATTTAATAAATTTCTCTAAGATACCAACATCTTTACTATGTAATTTTAAAGTTAATTGATATCGGTGTTTTCTTGGGTCGTTGGTTACGCACCCATCCGCAAATATAAATCCCAAAAAGTAAGCTTTTTCTTCACTGTCTATTGTTTCAAAATAATTTTCATTATATATTTTCTTTTTCATAATGTTTTTTAACTAAATTTTGAATAAACTTAGAAACACTAATTTCTTCGTTTTTCATCTTATCAAACAGATGTCGGTCAATACTAATTCCGTATTTTACTTTTTTATCTTTTTCGTCTTTATAAGGTTTTCTTTTTGTTGTCATGTATAATATAAATATCAGAAAAGTGCGTTAAAATGTAAATAATATTTACTGATATTTTTATTTTAATATACTTATGATTATGTCAGAATGTAAGCAATGTAAAAAGAAACCGTTAACTCGTTATAATACTTTTGTAACGGTTATTTCAGTTTATCTACTAATAACATCTGTGTTAGGTACAATTGAACTATATAAGTTCATCTTATCACTTTTTTAATATACTCAAGATTTTTTCTTTTTGTTCTTCAGTAATTTTACTCAATGAACGATTCACATGTATTTTGACTATCAAATCACCCCTTCCTTCATTGATATAATATCCTTTACCTTTAATTCTCAATGGTTTTTCAGTTGTTAAAGTATCAACAGGTACCTTAATCATTAACTCACCTTCAGGGTGTGGTATTTTAAAACTATTTTCAGTTATAAAATCTTCTGGTGATACTCTTATGTTAGCATATAAGTCAGCGCCAATTTTCTCAAAATTTTCATCAGGGTTTAATCTGATTTGAATTACCAAATCACCAACCCCAACACTATTTTGATAATCACCGGCATTTGGAACCCTCAAGAAATCACCATTGTCTAATGAACGTGGTATATTAATATCTATGGATGCAAATGTTGGTTTGTGACCATTGCCATTGCACGTAAAACACGTTTCAATCAATACTGAACCCTGACCCTTACAAGATGGACAATCGTGGGTCTGAACGTGTATCTGACCACCAAAATTAAACTGTTGTTGAACAACACCCCTTCCTTGACAAGTCATACATTGTTCACGTTTTCCACCATTACCACTACAAACGCTACATTGTTCTTTTTTGTGGTAATTAATCTTTTTGTTTGACCCCAACATTGATTCAGAGGGTGTTACATGTACGTTCAATACTTTGTCAGGAGCTCTTTGTCTTCTCCTTTGTTGAAATGGATTAAATCCACCGTTAAACATTGAAAACAAGTCATCCATACCTCCACCACCTGAACCATTAAACATACCGCCAAATGGGTTGTTTTTTTTATTATCATATTCTTGTCTTTTTGATTCAGTACCAATTGTGTCATACGCTTCAGCTATTTCCTTAAACCTATCAGCACCTTCAGGGTTTACATCTGGGTGGAATTGCTTACTTAATTTCCTATAGGCTTTCTTTATTTCCTCTTGGGAAGCTTTTTCATTAACACCTAATATTGAGTAGAAATCTTTCATGAATTACATTGTTGTATTGTTTAAGAATAAGAAAAGAAAAAAAATCATCAAATCTTTTGTTAGAAAAAATGTTGCGGAATTGTATTTTAAGAAAATTTGTGAGCAATCTGACCAAGTAAAGTTTAATGTTGAGGTTGAAAACTCATTGGATGTAACGTATGAAGTTGGTTTATTATCTAAAACTATTGATACCCAATTTCAATTATTCTCTCAAGATGATATTGGTAGAAATGTTAGGGTAAACCTTGATGATTCTGATTTACAGATAATTAAAATTCACAAATATAGAATACCTGAAAAATTACAGGATTGGTCAACAAATAAAAGAATTACATATGATGAATTCTTTAAAAAACATTTTACCAACAAAGATTTAAAGAATGTTTTTACCGTTAATAATAAAATTGTCATTCAAAAAGACGATGATACATCAATATATTCATTGAAAAATGTTGATGAGTCACAAAGGTTATTAATGTTATTACAGGATGAATTTATTAGGTTAAAAAGGGCAGACGCAATATTTGTTAAAGACATGGATACTATACAAAGAAAGTATCTGTATGAACATTTGGAAAAATTGGGTATAGATAAAAAAAGATTGTATAGACAATCTACTACTTTTTCAGAACGAAAGTAAAATCAACGTCTGAAATCGAAATAACAATTTCATTATTTCCTTTGTCAATTTCCCTAAAATTAGTTTGTAATTTTCTAAATTTTTCTTCAGGTAATTCCACTATAATCTTGCTGTGTCCTGAAATAAATGTATTTTCAATTGATTCTGTTAGTTCAGCCAACTGTGTTAACCAATCCCTAGAGTTTTCTTTATTCTCTTCCATAACGAAATGTCTGTTGGTTCAATATCAATTGTATTTTTAATATCTTCTTTATTAATAGTTTTTAAGCTTTTAACAAAATTTTCTTTTTGTAATTGGATTTCATTTTGGTCCTGAAGTTTTGACTTGTCATACCAATCCAATAATTTATCAAGATATGGATTCTTGTTCTGATTCGAGTTTTGGGATGTCATCTACGTCAAATTTTAAATTTTTCAAATCTTCCAATCCACCTTTTTCAAATAAAGTTTTTAATTCATTAACCTTTTCTTTGAAAAGTCTTTCTTTTTCCTCTTTCTCCTTATTGTAATTAATAACTGTTTCAATATTATTGATTGTTTCAGATATTGATTCTTCGTTTATTTCAGAAACAAACGAAATGTTTTTACTTTTATCGTCAGATTTATTGAATACTGTTTTGGTTTCATCAACCTGACTTTTTAATACCGCCCAACTCGCAGGAAATACCATATCAAAACTTAAATAAGTTTTAAGTTTTCTTATCGATGCACAATAATCAACAATGTTTTCAATTTCTTTGTATAAACTCATAGTCCAAAAACAATATAAGTAATTAAATACGACAATGTCAAACCATAGTATGTAAGTTCCCCCAAACTCATCTCCATTTTAGTGAATGAGATGAGAGAACTTACAAATCTAATAGATAATCTGAGTAAACTCAGAATTGAGAATACAAATACAAATGTTGCAATATAATATAAAATATTATTCACCATCTTTCTTTGAATCCAAAATTTCAGCTCTTAGTGCTTGTGCTAATGCTTTCAACTCTTGACAAGTTTTTCTTGCTCTTGTTCCCGCTGATTTGTTTCCTGCGTAAAATTTGTTAGTATCAACTGACAATGTTTCAACAAGAACTTTGATTTTTTCTAATGTTTCCATCTTTATAATTGTTTTTTAATTTATTTTTTATTTTAGATAATTTTAATTTTATTATGCTGGTAGTAAAGAGAATAAAGAAAAATTAAACTTCTAAACTTTTTTCTAATAGTTTGTACAACTCAGTAAACATCTCAATATCAGATTTTGAATGTTGATTTTTTCTCGAGAATATTGATGTAAAAAAATCATTTAAAGAATTTTTGACAACTTCTTGGTCTTGGTTATAAAATACATCCATAAAAAAACTTTTGAAGTATTCATAACTCTCGTCAGTTTTAACAAAGAATATGTTTTCTTTTGAAAAGTTTTCAACTGTTTTATTCCAACACCAAATGAAATGTGATTCTTTATCTTCTAAAGTTAATCCAATATTGGTTTCTTTATTGTCATTGGATGTATCACCTAAATAAGTGTCTTGAACCAAGTTAAGTAATGAGAAACAAAAATCTCTGAATAAATCACTTAATTCAGGAATAATATTGTTTGCTTTATACCAAGCATCAATTTCTTCGTAGTTCATCGGTTTAGCTAGCCAATTAAAAAATTGGTCCATATTATACTTCTTCATTATAAAGAAATATACCTATGGACCAAATAAAGAAAAGATTAAATTTTTTATTGAGTTTTTCTGTTGTAATCAATAAGATTTTTCATTTTTTCCATATCACTGATTACTTTTTTGTTTTCAACTGACTCTTCAAGCTTGTTAAAAATTTGTTGTGTTGCTTTCAACGATTTCAAATTACCGTTTGATTTTTCACTACCAGCAATGTCAACAGGTGCTGGTTGTCTCTTATAAGATGCGTTCATTTGTTCTGCACCATATAAATTTTCTTTATAATTCTTGTAGAATTTTTCACCTACTTCACTTGGTACTACATTACCTAAAGCGTTACCGTCTTCATCAACTTGTGCGTTACCAGTAGTTGAGTGACCTTTTAAGTACTTTTCAATTTTAGTATCATCAGGTTTGATTTCATCAAATACTAAATTTGTTTGACCAGGATACGCGAAAGCATCTATATATTCATCTACAGCGTTCGATGCGTCATAAGCATTTTTCTTGTCATCAGAAACTTCTTTACCAAAATCTTCTCTTGACATAATTTTATTACCTTTAGGAAATGACTGTGGGTTTTCTTCATATTCAGTACCCATGTTTTTCATGTAATCCTTCATTTTAGCCGCTACTTGTTTCATAGCATCTGTATTTTCTTTCTTAGTTGTATTCATTGCGGTTTTAAACCCTTTGTCTACAACTTTTTCAGCTTCAACTAATCTTTCAATAAAGTTAATTAATTCAGATTCTGTAAAAACAACTTTTTCTTTAGTATTTTTATTTTTACTTTCTTTTACTTGATATGTTTTTCCGTCAACTTCAAAAGAACTTTTACCATCTTTTTTAGCATTTGCTAAAGCTCCTGAAAATGCGTTACCTTCCCCCACTTCGTTTTCACCCATTTCATTTTTTCTTGTTTTTACCTTAAATGGTTTACCTGTCATTTCTCTATATTTGTTAAACATTGTTTCACCATTTCTTTTATTAAACCAAGATTGTTTATCGCCATATTTGTCATATAATTGCTGAAAAGTATCAAATTCTTCAGTATCAAAATCATCACCACCTATACCATAGATATCTCCACTTCTAACCGGTCTGTCTTTTTCGTCACGGTATTCATCACCTTTAAAATCTTTTCTTTTAGGGTCACCAAATGAACCATACATAGCTTCACCAATTTCATTTTTTCTTGTTTTTACCTTAAATGGTTTACCTGTCATTTCTCTATATTTGTTAAACATTGTTTCACCATCTCTTTTATTAAACCAAGATTGTTTATCACCATATTTGTCATATAATTGTTTAAAAGTATCAAATTCTTCAGTATCAAAATCATCACCACCTATACCATAGATATCTCCACTTCTAACTGGTCTGTCTTTTTCGTCACGGTATTCATCACCTTTAAAATCTTTTCTTTTAGGGTCACCAAATGAACCATACATACCTTCTTCAATTTCCATATCTTCTGAGTCTCTGTTGTCAAATCTACCCTGACCAGGTCCAACATAGTGCCAACCCCTAATATCGTCATAGTCATATCCTAAATTTCCTAAATATGGGTTTTCTTTTCTGTCTTTTTCACGAGCAACTTCAGGGTCTTCTTTTTTACCAAACATTTTCTTGAATATGTTTTCTTCACCCATTTCACCTGAAACAATCTCACCGTATTCAAACCCAGCTGGTGTTCTATCTTTATCTGACATCTTATCTCTTAATTTCTTAAATATATCTTTTTTAGATATAACTGTTTCAGCAGCAGAATCGTCATCCATATCAGTAATATCAATGAAAGTATCTTCATCTTCCTTGATAATCTTCTTAAGTAAATTTAAAATTTTGTTTTCCATGTTAATTTATTTCTATATAAATAGTTTAATCCTTGAAAATAGTTTCTTCAATCTCGTGTAAAAGTATTGCTCTTACAATATTTTCATGAATATTTTTATTTTTTGCAACGTTTTTAATTGCTTCCGTTAAATTATTGTCTTCCCACATTTTCAAAGCTTTAATATCACCCTGATTACAATATGGGAAATTCTTACATTTCTTTTTAACCCTAACAAATTTTCCACCTTTGTATAATGGTTTTGCACCACCTCTCCAATTCTTACTGTTTTTAGCTAAAAAAGAAGCACCAACATATGAACCTGATGACGCCGAACCAGTTGCTTCTTTGAATTCACCTTTTTCAATTTCGGTGTCTTCTTCTTTCATATGTTTCTTTTTACCTTGACAATGAGCTTTTTGACTGAATCCTTTTGGGTTATTACAATTAATACTTTTTTTATACTTTTCAGACCATTTTTCGTCTAATTCTTTTTCTTCTTCAACAGGTCCACCTTTTGCTTGAATTTTCTTTGGTGCCTCATCAGCCCACATAGACATTTTAGGTCCCGATAATGGTCCTTCATAACCCCCACCACCAGTACTTGTAGTCTCTTTAGTCTCAATTTTACTATACAAGTCCCTAACTTGTTTTTTAGCTTCAGGTGATGTTAATTGTGCACCTACCTTTTGTAAACTATCTTGAAATTGTTTTGTTACAATATTCATATTAAACTTATTTAATGACTGCAAAAATAACACCTATTGTACCAATAGCAATTCCACCCCACTTAAGGTTTCTTTGTTTAATGTACGCTCGTTTGTATTCTTCAGCAATTGATTCTTTTAATTTAACAGTTTCAATATATTTTTTTTCACTGTCAATATAAAGGTTTATTGTTTCGTTGTTGTTACTAATGATTGAATCTTTCAATACTAATTGTTGACTCATAATTGAAACTGAATCTCTAACAATTTTTATTTCTTCATAACAATTATTTCTTTGTTGTAGTACCAATAAAGCATTTCTCAATGTTGATACAGGAACTATACAACTATCTTTACTTAAGTTCGGCGAACTCTTTTGCGAATAAATCGGCGACATCATTGTCAGAAAGACTGTTAAGATGAGCAATATCTTTTTCATGTTGTTCTTTTAATTTTTTTGTTTTTTGGTTTAAATCACCAAGTTTATTATTAAGTTGTAAATTTTTGTCGTGAAGTTTTTTAGTCTCTTCTGCAATACTATCAACCATTAATTTATTTTTTCCAATCAGAAGATTCAATGAATCACATTGTTTTTCCAAATCATCAACTTTAGATAAATTAACAGGTTTTGGTTTGGTTATAATAATATAACCAATGAATAACAATACCACAACAATTTCAATAATTGTTCTTTTCATATTAATTTTCCTTTACAGATGTTTTCTTTCTTCCGGCAATTACCTTAGCCCATTTAGATTTGAACTTTTCATAATATCCAGTTAGTTTACTAATAGTATCCATAAACTTCTCGTCAAGTTTTAATTGATTACCATTAATATATACACCATTTTGTTCACCAATTGTCATAAAAAATTCAATATCGTGGTCAATAATTTTACCACTCCATTCTACAGAATTTTTATACAAGTTTAAAGGACCAAAATCTGTCAAATCAGATACTTCAGAAACAAATTCGTCCATTGTCTCTTGGAATGTTGTTTTATCATCAGTAGTGATTGATGTTTCAGTAGCGTTTGTACCATGAATAACTAAGATACCACCTGAAACTCTATACTTTTTGTATTGGTCTTTTGGTGTTTTTTGTTCATCTTGGTCAATTTTTTCTTCAATATCAGCACCGATATTTGGTGCACCTATTGGTTGTTCTGTTAGTAATCTTGACCTTTTCAAAAGGTCTTTAATTTCGTCGTATTGATTATTGTTCATCATTAAAGTTTTCTAATAAATATACGAAGTTGAAAGCTGGCGACAAATCTGTGTAATCTTCTGACAAATTACTTCTATTAATTATTCCGTTGAATTTTTCAACCCCGTTTAATTTGGTATTATGACCTATAAATTTTTTTGGTATTTTGAATTCTTCACATAATGTAGTACACAATTTAACCAAACTTTGTAATTGTTCTTCACTGTATTTGTCCCAAAAATATTTGTTTCTCCATTTTCTTTCATGAACATCTGTAACTTTGTTTCCCAACCAATTTGAATAAGTTGTTGATAGTAAATTTTTATTTACCCAACCTAAGTTTTCTAAACAAATAACAATTGATTTATCACCAAGTTTTTTATCTTCTAAAAACTCTGAGGATTTTTCAGGTGATAATGTCTCAACAACTGAACCATCCTTTAATATAACATAATTGGGAAGTCGGTCATACTTCCCATTATTTCTAAAATCTAGTGACGTTAAATAATCTTTTCCCACCCTTGATGTGTGGCTTAAAATTATTAATTTTTTCTTTTTTGATTCAGTCATTCTTCGTATAAACTAATCTGTTTATTTGTGGTTCAATAACAGGTTCGTCATCTACAAAGTATAATTGTTCTGATGGTGTAGGTGTAGGAGGTATAACTTCATTTACAGTATCATTTACAGTATCATTTACAGTATCAGTTACTGGTTCATTAATTTCAGTCTTTTGATTGTATTTTTTTTCGAATAACTCTTGTAATTTATTCAAATCATCTTGAGTTGGTATGTATGGTTGATATTTTTCAACAATTTCTTTTTCTTTTTTACCAGCTTCTTTAGATATCTCATCAATAATTTCATCGGTAACTTCGACCATTGGTATAGTTTCAATTTTTGTTTGTTCAGAATACTTAACCAACATGTGTGCAAATGTTAAGGATATTAATGGTAACATTCCACCTGAAATTAAAGCTAACCATCTTTTTTGTGCTAACATGTCTGTAATGTCAACTCCAAATGTTTCGAGTAACGGACCCGATAATTCGACCCATTGTTTAAATAAATCACTTGTCTGATTAATAAATGAATAAGCAAAAAATACGTTACCAACAAACTGAATAAAAGTTACAATCAAAAATGGAACATAGACAAATCTACCCATGTTCGCTGAAATACCAGCAAGTGCTCCAAGAGCGGCAATTTCAATTGCTACGGACAAATAAATTGCCCAAGAAAAAGGGTTAGTTAAACCATAAAAAGTTGTTACGTGACTAATGGAAACAAAGGCAACTAATAAAATAGGAATTGTAAATGACGTAGCAATAATTCCTTTTAGATTTTCTCTAACCCAATTCTTCAAGTTCTTCATTATTTTTTATCTTCTTCGTTTTTATAGTGATTAATCGGAACGTGTTCCTTGTCACTAAGTTCTTCAATTTCAAGAGTTTTCCAATTAGGTGTTGTCTTGATAATTTCTTTCATCTTTTGTTCTGTAACAATTTTTGAGTTAATAGAATCAACTTGTTTTTTTAATCTTGAAACTTCAGAACCTGTTCCACAAGTACGGAATAATACCAGTACTAAAACGACCAAAAGAATCCACTCTAAATTTTCTTTAATCTTTTTCATAATGTTTTTTTATTAATAAATACCAAATTTTTATAAATAGTCAAATAATGTTGAACACTCATTACGTAATTTACGTAACGCTTTTTCTTTAATTTGACGAACTCTTTCCTTAGTCAATTTAAAATCATTACCGATGTCTTCAAGTGTTCTTGGAGTTCCAGTTAGTCCAAAATAGTCCTCAACAATAATTCTTTCACGTTCATCCAAGATGCTCAAAATGGAAAGTAGTTTTTCTTTTAACATTTCCTCAGTATTCAACCCTTCGTCAGGCATTGAAGCGTTTTGGTTAATAATCATATCCAAAAGTGTATCACCATCTTCATTAATTGTTTGTTGCAAATTAATTGTAGTTGGGAGTGTGGCTAATCTACTGTCGAGTTCCGAAATACCTTTATCGACTTCTTTCTTTGCCCTGTGTAGCTCTTGAACCACATTTACAGGAAGACGAATTGTTCGTGCGTTTTCATTAAGGGATTGTAAGATTGATTGTTTAACCCACCAAACAGCGTATGAAATAAAACGTAATTTTTTAGTCCAATCGAAGTTTTGAATGGCTTTTATTAATCCTAAGTTCCCTTCAGCAATCAAATCTGAAAGGTCTAATCCTTGATTTTGGTATTGTTTAGCAACTGTAATTACAAAACGTAAATTACCTTCGAGTAATTCTTTGTGAATCTGTTGTTTTTGACGCTCAGTACAATTTATATCTAAAATCAAATCTGACAGTTGACGTTCACGGTCAGGTGTCATTACTTTTAGTTTACGAATGTCCTTAAGGTATGATGAAATTTCTTCTTGGTTAATAGAACCTGTGTTCTTAGTTGTTTGGTGGTTTTTAGATAGCTCTGGAGTAGTCATAAAGTAGTTCTTTTTCTTGGTTTGTTAGTTTGTCGATTCCGACTGTTTTTATTTTGTCTAATAGTTCGTCTAATGTTGGCACGTTTGCCTGTTCATATATATCATCAGGTTCATTTTTGGAACCAAACAAGTTGGTCAAAACATGTTCCATGACTTCAGATATGTGTTTTATGTCAGTATTTTCGGACAATTTGTCAGTTTTTAGCGTGTTTTCATTATCTAAATCCATTAAGTCATCTTCAATGTCTTTAGGTAACGATACTAATATATTTTTATTGTGTGGTAATAAAATATAATTGTCAATTATATCTTCTAACACAATTTTACAGAACTCTTTGATATCCTTTGGTGTCTCTTCTGTTTCGAAATGTGAAATCACATATTCATCTGTAAAATGAAACTTCATAAAATTTGAACATAAAACAGGTTCAAATTGTCCTAAAATTTGTTCTAATAGAAAGTTATTGTTTTTAAAATCACCGAACAACAACAGGAAATACTTTGTACCTACAACTTCTCTTTTTTTATTTGACATATATTTATATTTTATGAAACAGATTATTATTACTGAAAATCAATTAGCAAATATAGCTAAAAAACTTAATAAAACCAAAAAAAATATTAAGGAAGGAAACGATATGAATGTTTCTAACTATATGTTTTTTGGTAACATTGAACAGATGCATAGACAATTAGGATTGTTATTAGAATTAGACCCACAAATGGTTGACTCTATTATACAAGACGGACATGATTGGGCTGATGACCACATTTCCGAAGCGAAAACAAATATAGACCAAGTATTTGATTTTATGATGAATAAAATTGATTAAAATTATTGAGGACTAAATCCTCCGATTACCAAGAAATAAAAAGACCTCCTATTAATCATAGGAGGTTTTTTGTTTTCTTGAATATACTTTTTTGGATTTTACAACCCTCACAACATTTTTTCTACGAACAATTTGTGCGATGTGTCCGTCTGATAAACCCTGTTTCCAATCTTTCTTTTCCATAACAATACAAAGATACTACTAAATACGCAATTAACCAAACTAATTACTGTATTACCTTTGAAATATTATCTTCTTTTTTAATCTTAACTACGTTGTCCGACCAATTTGATACCAATGGGTTGTGGGTAATTACAAACACTTTTTCAAAGTAATCCTTAATCTTAGTAAAAAATTCCCCTACCATGTCAAGGTTTTCATTCGATACCTTACCAAACACCTCGTCAAATACAACTATGTTTGGTTTAGGTAGTGAACATACTTTACTTAAAACCGCTCTTAGTGCCAATGAGGCGATTGTCCTTTCAAAACCTGAACCACTTGCCATTAGTTTTTCAACACCTGTCCCATTGTCAACCATCACAAATTCAACTTCATTCTTGTCATTAATTCTAACTTCAAGTTTAAAGAACGCACTATCTTGTAACAATCTTTGTAACTCATCGTTAATCAATGGTGTCATGGTTTTCATAATCATTTTTGAAATACCGTTCTTACCAAAGATTTCCAAGTAGGTTTTATAAATCTTTTCTTTTTCGAACTCGGATGCAATTTGTGTTATGATACCTTGTTTGTTTTTGATATCACGTTCACAATTCTGAATCATCGTTTTGTTGGAAGATATTTTAGATGTGTGAGATGTTTTTTCACGTTCAATTTCTTCTATGCGAAGATTAGCTTTAATGATTTGTTCTTCAATGCTCTTGTTCTTTTCAATCTTTGTTTGAACTTGGTGATATCTTTCAAGTTTCCCCTCAGCATTGGCGAGCTTGAGACCGTCTGCCTCAAGAGTAAGTTCATACTTTTCTTTGATGAGTTTGCTCTTCTCGTATTGTTCGAATTCTTTCTTAATTTGTACATATTCTTTTTCTTTTGTATTAAGTTCTATTAAAACACAATTTAGGTTTTCACTTTGTTCCTTCAGGGAGTCTATTTCTGAAAGTTTAGCTTGTGTTAAAGCTGCGTTCATTAAATCAATTCCACAGTGTTCACATTTGATTCCACCTGACACTGTCTTGGACAATTGGACCAATTCGTTAATCTTTACATCAACAAGTGTTTTTTGTTTGTAATTGTCATTGTAAGATTCTTTAATTAAATCATACTCATCCTCTTTAAAGTACTTTGATGGTTCAACCACATCAACTTCTTTGATTTGTAATTTGGTTGTATTAATCTTTCCTTTGAGAGTTGTAATCTCGGATTCAAGTGTTGACAAATTAAGAACTAACAATTCGTGGTCGATATCATTGTATTTTTGTGAAATCAACCCTTCTTTGTAATCCCTACCTTTTGTTAACCTTGTATCTGCATCTAAAATCTTGACATCTAAATCTTTGTTTTCATTTTCATAGCTTACAATTTTACCTTCTAAATCTATAATATCAGATTTTAATGTCTCGGTATTATAGACATTCGACATCATTGATTTGTTAAATTCAGAGTAGAGTTCCTTACCAGTCTCTTCTTTTTTCTTCAAGAATTCAAGACCCAAAAATCTTGATAAGACCTGACCACGAGCGGTTGGTTTGGCTTCCAATAAGTCTTCCAAATTTGACGCTGTGGTCAAGATTGTCATTAAGAAGTCATCAATATCCCCAATTGAATTCTTGATGAAACTTTCGGTCTCCCTTCTTTGTTCACCTGTGAAATTTTGTAATTGTCCATCAGCAAGTTTTTTAAAGAAGTCCAATTCAGTTTTTACATTCCATTCACCTGATTTGGCTTTTTTTCTTTCAATTTGACGAACAATAATGTATTCTTCACCATCAATCATAATGTCACCCCTAACTGATACTTTGTTCTTATCAGAAAATCTGTTGAAAATTTCTTCGGCTTTGGTTGTCTTGGTTGTGGTGTTAAAGAATAAGAAAAGTAACAAGTCGACAGTTAAGACCGTCTTTCCACCAAAGTTTGGTGGGTCTGACTCAACAACTGTGATACCATTACATTGGTCAAAATCTAGCACCTGATTTTCACCATAAGACAAGAAGTTTGAAAACTCAATTTTCTTAATGTACCACTTTTTAAATGCGGTAACCTCTTGTGATGTCATTTTATTTTCAACCGCAGTATCCAACTTAATAACATCATCAAATATGTTATCTTGTCCCTTCTGTTTAAGAAGTTCTTTCATCAATTCAATCTGGTAGTTTCGGTCCATTATATTGAACGAAACGTCCACAGTTTGTTTTACATCACTAGATGTTTTAACTTTGGTTAATACGTTTATGTTTGTTGAGTTATATTTCTTTGAGAAGTATGTTCTAACACTTTTGATTCTTTCTTGTGTGAAATTTTCAGCAGTATCCTCCCACACCACTTGGACATATGGATTTTCAAGTTTACTTACATCTAATTTGTGTGTCATAAATTTAAAGTTCGGTACTATCGGTGGGTTGAATAGGTCCATCATTTTCTGTGGTTCCTGAATTTTTTATGTGTTCCTCATGTAATGCTTTCAAATGTTCAACCATTTTCTGATTATACATTTTTTGATACATCTTACCCAATTGGTCAATCTGAGTGTTTCGTTGTTGCACTTTCTTTTTGTGGTCTTTTCTATTTCTTGATTTTGGCATCTGTGAAAAATATTAATGTTGTTTAAGTATAAGAAAAATAAATGATTAAAAAAAGAAGTCCCTGTAAACTTTCGCTTACAAGGACCGTATTTTAGATTTAAATTAGGTTATTTTTTTTCGAACCATTCAATGATTGCGTTGACCGCCCAAACTGAACCAGATGCTAACATACCATCAAAAAATGTACTTGCAATTATGTTTGTATCAAAACAATACTTGGTCGGTGAAAACAACACCAAACTCATAAAAAATCCAACCCATGTTGATGTACACATCATACATTTCAGTAATCCTGATAAAAATTCACCTAATGATTGAAATGGTGCATATTCATCTGCTCCCCATTTATAAAGACCAGCTCTTAAGGATTCAAATATTGAACCGTAAACTAAAATTTGACTCATTCCATAAGCCATTAAAATCCAAATTGTTAACCACATATTTTAAATTATTTGTATAAAGTATCATCTAAATTTGAGGAACGTAAATACTTTGCCCTCTCGTTTATTTCATTATTTTTTTGTTGTTCTGTTAATTTTTTGTTCAACTCATCAATCTCAATATTCTTATCTCTAAGGTTCTTCATTAAAGATTGAATTGTATTTTGCAATTGTTGTGAATTGTTGTTATCGTGGAAAATATTTTCCATTTCTGTCATCTTAGTGGAAAATACTACTAGTTCTGACTCTAATTCTTCTATTTTAGTGGAAAATATTTTTTTTTCAGATTCTAACTGTTGTATTTTTAACAACAGTTCATTCTCACTTGTTTTGTCACTAATATATTCTATTTTTGTTACAACGGTCTCTACAGGAACCTCTTTGATAACCACTCGGTCAACAGGTACTTCTTTAATAACTTCAACAATTTTTTCAACCTCTTTAATCACTTCAACAGGAATTTCCACCCGTTTTTCACGGATTACCTCCTTTTCCACCCATTTTTCTTGAATCCCACCCATATTTCCCACAAGTCCGTACTTTTCAATGTTATATCCGGTCTTGAATGATTTCTTAATCAACTCATCAATTGTGATGTTATTAAGTTTGCAAAATAACTCAACCTCCTGTTGTTCAGAATAAGATAGAGTTATTTTGTGTTCCATATTAATAGTTGTGAAGTTTTTCAGTCCCTGATTCAATAATAGAATAATCATCCATTTTGAATACCAAGAAAGGTTTTGGGTTTTCTAAATCCACAAATTCGTATTTATCATTTTCAACATCATAAATACCGTATCCATGTGACTTTACTGTTTCACCAAAATTTTGTTGAATCGTTGACCCAACCATATAAGCTTTCTTTTGGCCGGGAATATCAAAGACTTGGCGCTTATGGATATCACCACAAAGCACAAGGCTACAACCCATAAAACGATGTGTATCGAACCCTTCTTCAAATTTATAACCAACATCTGTAGTAAGACCGACAATCGGTCCATGAAATAATCCAATCTTAACATTTTGCGAATTCGGGTCAATGTCGGGTGTAATGTTGTGGTCCATAAGTGAGTAAACCACCCAATCAATATTTTCATCTTTATAAACTCCTCTATTTTTATAATAATTTATTTGTTCATTTTGTAGTGAATCAATAATTGGTGATAGAGCATCCAACCTTGATGAGTTGTTTTCAAGGAAATCATGGTTTCCAATAATTAATACTGTTTTGGCAATCTTAGAACATTCGGTCAGTGTCCAAGCAACAAACTCAATTAGTTCTGGTGTCATTTGATTCTTTGAATGGACTAAATCTCCCGTAAATACAATACGGTCAGGTGCAATTTCTCTCCATTGTTCAAACATTGTATTTAAAATACCACGATACAAATCATGGTCTTTAAACATCCTTACGTGTAAATCTGAAAAGTGTACGAGTTTTTTAATCATTATCAAATAATTTAAAGTCTTGATTCACATGTGAACACTTATCACAACAATAAGTTGGAAATGGTACAATAGTATCCTCGTGTGAACCAGTTAATAGTTTTGAAACTTTTTTGATATAAGTAACTTCTCGGAACATATCATGTCCACAAGCCTCACAAACAACCGATGGTTGTTCTCTGAGGTCAATATTCATTTTTGGTGTATCCATATCCATAAATGAAAATATAGTAAATTAAAATTAAAAAACCAACTTAATCATTTGGTATTTTTACGTGAGGGTTGTTACTAAACTTTTTTGAAAGTTTTTCCCAAAACTTTCTTTCTTGTCTGTACTTACCCTTTCTTGTTCTTTGTATTTTCATAGTGTTCAATCATAAGTTTAAGTTCCGCCTGTAAGTCCTTACATTTGTATACCTTATAATTATCACTGTTTTCATTTATCCATATCAAATAGCTATCCCCTATCTTAAGATTGGTATTCTTTTCAATAATATGTTTATATAACCCTAATTGAAGTGAGTATGTATTCATTTCACATTCATCTAAATGTGATATTGGTTTTAGATATTTGTTACCATATGAATTACTCATTTTAATTTCTTTGTTGGTCTTGTAATCCCATATTTCGAGCATTTGTGATTTCATATTGTAAAATAAACAGTCTACCATTCCTGCAATTTCATAATCGTGGTCACAAACTACCAATTCCATTTTAACAGGAATCAAGTTTTTCTTTGCGTCTTGATAAAATTGGTGAAACATTGTTTCACATTTTTTATATCTTTCTTCAATAATATCATGTCCAAAAGTTTTAACAGCATCTGACGGGTCATACGGAAATGATTTGTTGTTCCACCAGTTTTCAGCCATGTTGTGAACTAATGTTCCTTTGACTGTTGAAATGTCTCTCTTTAAATCCCAATCACCTAATACACTCTCAACAGTTAATCCTCTTTTTGCGGCATAGGTTTCAGCTAACCTTTGGGTTTCAAATTCTTTTTTAAACTTCTTGATAAAAGTTGTTGCTGAAACATATTCTTTATTACCCACATAATATTTGTGTGGACCATCAAAATATTTTACATCATTAAATTTTGCTAATTCTAAAATTGTATCCATTATCTTTCTAATTCAATATAACTATCTTCAGGTATCACACCTCTCATGTCAGCAATATCACTTTCAATCGGGAGTTTAACCACTTTTATTTTACCATATAACTTACCACCACTCAATCTAAAATATAATCTTTTAGCGTCTTCCCATGCGTCACCATCTAATACAATAGTAATTTTACCTTTTGCCTTTTCATATAAGGTTTCAAATAATAAATCTGACATTTTCTTACCTAACAAAGGAATTGAGTTATCTAAGAACAATGCATCAAACGGACCTTCACAAAGGTATATGTCTTTATCCCAATCAATTAGATTTTCATTGAATATGATAATTTGTTTTTCAGCTTCAGGATTCTTGTATTTTGACTTACTGTTTGGGTTCCATGAACGACCAACAAAATAATTTAACTCACCTTCCAAGTCAAATGATGGTACAATGATTCTGTAAGCGTATTCACCTTCCGTACAATACCCAATTCGGTGTTTTAAGACCATCTCATCGGTTATACCCCTTCGTTTAATGTAGTTCCTCATTTCCCTAAAAGGAATGTGATATTGGTTACCTTCTGTACAAAGTTGATATTCTTTTGGTAGTCTAAGTTTTTCGTATCTCTTATCAATTGGTTTAAACTCATCAGGACGAATAAGGTCATACATTTCCTTATCTTTTTTCTTACCAAATCGGTCAATCAAATAACCTAAGTGTCCTTTGGTATTATGAGTTTCACCACACACCCAACATTTGAATACGTGTTGAGCGTAGTTGATTTCAAGGTTTCCCTTTCCATCACCTTTGTCTAATGCTTTTAAATCATAGGAACAAATAGGACAGTCATAACTTATCTGTCCTTTAGACGGGTAGTGTAGTTTGTGTTTACCAAACACACCGTCAAGTAACTCAACTAATAGAGCATTATCTTCCATATTAGAAAGATAATAAAAAATTAGTAAGAATCAAATTACCAAAACTTATTCATTTTCATATACCCTCTGACACAGGTATATGCATCCGCTTGGTCGTAACACTCTTTTTTAAGAGTCATGTTCTTTGTATATAACCAAGTAATCTGTGGTTCTTCTTTTGCCACCATATCCCAAATCACTTGTTTTTTGTCTACGTCTTTTGGATAACCACCAAACAAGACTTCACGATTTTTATCATTTTTACCCATCAAATTTTGCCAAGCAAATTTTCTTGAGTTGTAAGTTGAAATATAGTTTGGCACGATTCCTAATGCATCATAGATTGCTTTTGTAATCATTGCATTATATCTCATTAAGGTTCCAACAGTGTGAATGTTATTTGAACCCAATAATGGTTCCTCAATAACAACTTTGGTAATACCAAGATTTTTATAATCCTCAATCTTTTTAATAAAAGAATTTACCTTTAAAATTAATTCTTCAATCTTTTCTTCGGGTTGTGGTTTAATCACAGGTGAGAAGTGAGTTAATTCTAATAACTTTTCTGATTGAATGTCAAACAATGCCCAACCAATTGTTTTGGTACTAATGTCCAAACCCAAAACTTTAGGTGAATTTTTTAAATCTTGTTTTTTTGCCATATATTATCAGTAATTTACCGATACTTTTCTTTAAGTAAAGAAAATATTAAACTGTGATTGTGAAGTAGTTGTCAAACTCATCCATATTTTCAATAATATTCAAGTGTAAAGTGTTTCTACGGGGGTTATCAATGTTTAACTTATTTGTGTTACTCTTCATTAATGTTTTAATTATAATTTCAATTTCACCTCTGTTTTTATTAAAGTTTAACACCTTACAGCTAATTTGTAATCCTGAATCTGTTTTTACAATAAAAAATTCTTGTGAATTTTCTTTTCTAGTTTGACCTGAGCTAAAATCTTTTTTTAATAAGGTTCCGTCGATTACTGGACCTTGTATTGCCCTTTTTTGTACAATAAACGCTTTGTTTGTAATCTTTGGGATTGCGTCTTTAATTGCCGACTTGATTTCATCAATTGTTATATCTGAATCATTTTCTTTTCTTGTCATTCTTTCTTGAGCATGAGTACTTAATATAAACCTTATTTTATAATCATTTAAGGTAACATCAACAATTGGATTATCAATTTGTTCTTCAACCAATATGTTAAGAATCCCAAGTAGTTTCATTAGTTATAAATACTCATAAATTAAAAAGAGGACCTTTTGGGTCCTCTTTTAGAAGTCGTGAGACTTGGCTCCACCTCTTGTCCACAATGTTCTAGTTAGCGGTGGACTTGCTCAGAAGGTTTTGTTTCGGGTTCATTGGGAGGGTTACCTTCAACCTTTCCAATCAGGTTCTTTTGATTTAAGTCTTCAGAACCTTCAGACTTCACTATACAAAGATAGTGAATATTTTGATAAATACAAACTTTTTTTTTAAAAATCGTATTTTACGGTAATCTGTTGTACCCCTTGTCTTTTTTCGGGATTCTGTAATTTTGACATCATTAATAAATCTTGGTCAGAGTTATATAATCCTACTTCAGTGAAATACACATCTTTACCTAACGACCATTTTGGATTTGATGAACGAATATATTGTGAATCAGCAAGGTTAACCAAATATCTCATTTCATATATTGTTGCTTGTACATCAGAATGAACTGTTCCATAAAAGAAATATTCATCACCAAACGTCATACCAGTATTATAGTTAATCAATGGTAATTCAATGTAATTTTCTAATCTATAAAAACTCGCGTTATCGTATTCGTCTTTTGTTATTTGAAATGTTGTTCCGCTTATTTCGAGTGGTCCAATATTGATAGAGCCAGTGTTTGCTGTAATTGCAGATGTAACATCAATTTCTCTCCACTGCATCGAATCAGGTCTTTCACCCGTTGGTACAATTTGACAAATTAACTTAACATTAGTACATGTAAATCCTGAAGGTTGTAAACCCATGTCCTCAATTAAGAATGGGAATTCATTACCAAATCTCACAATTACATCATCTGTTTGACCACTTACGGTTGAACCTGCAATTTTTGAGTAATAGTTACAATGTAAACCATTTGTAGAACCAGTGTTTTCAAATCGGTATGTTACAAACATTGTTTCAGTATCACCTGTTAATATACCACTTGTTGCCGCGATGTTTTGGTTAAACGTGTTTGGAACCACCAATCCTAATCTTGGTGCGGGTAATGTATAGTTTCTATTTGATTTATACGACATGGCGGCTGATAATTCTTCATCATCAATTGCTATCATTTTCAAATCAGGAAATACTTTACCAACTCTGTTTGGATATCCATCAGCATTTGCGTGAGTATCCCATAAGTGATAATAACGTAAACCCGGATAATTCATATTATCATTTTCTTCTGATAACATATAATGTGGTTGAAATAAATTTAAACCATCAAAACCATCAGGGTCAACGTAGAATGATTCACCCATAACACCTGTATTTGATTTATGCCACATCAAAGTTGGTAAGTCAAGTTTAAAGTTTCTTCCTTGTCCTGTGGCACCTGAATTTGCCAAGTCAAATGCTTCTGTTGCAAATTTCTCACCATAAAAATTATCAATACCCTGATTGGTATAATGTATCAAACCAATAACTTTTTGTTCCTCTGGTTCAACATATATTTTTTCATCAAATGAATTGTAATAAAATGTGTCAGTTGTTCCTGAAACATAATTTATGTCTTCGAAAATTTGACCACCTTTGGTTTGATATCCCAAGAATTCTTTTGTCGACGAATAACCCGTTGAACCAAATTCACTGAAATCTTTGTAAAAAGTATATGATAAACCTGCTGGTGATTCGGTCCATGGCTGATTCATATTCCAAACTAAGACATCTTGTTGTTGAATTTCACAATTCAACTCAAACGAAAACACACCACCATCATAGTATGGTGTTGGTGTATAACTATCATAATATGGTGTCATACCTGATGGGTAGAAAAACGCTCTTCCTGTTCCTGTAAATGAACTAAAGTCAGGTAATATTCTATCAACAGTTATTGTACTTCCAACGACATCTTCAACTCTGTAAGTTAAAATAGGATATGGATAAGTTAAATCATTACCGCAGTTATTATCATTATTTAAATATAAAACAACAAACTGACCAACTTCAGGTGTTCCTGTCACAGTAGCATCACAGTTGTTGACAGTGACATCAAATGTATTCCCACTTGTTAATGCCGATAAATTAAATTTATAATTTGCAGTCACGGTAAGTGCTGAACTTGTAAAAGCACTAAACGCTCCTGTTGAACCTGTAAAAAATCCTCTTGGCTGAGCTGTGTTAAAAATTGGAACTACTTGTGAATCTTGAAAAGGTATACCAAATGTATTAGTTTCACCGGTTGAACTAGACAAATAAATTGGATATTTAATACCCATTTTATTACTTTGTGGTACACCTGTGTTATTCTGATAATTAAATTCAGGAACTAAAACTTGTAAAGTTGTTAAATTACCACCGCTGATACAATCATAACAAACCTCACTATCTCCTAACTGAAAATAAGCAACATTAAAGTTACCTTGAGAAATTTTTCTTCTTCCAACATCAGTTAGTTGGGTGTTTATTAGAGCTGTTGTATCTTTTATTATGAATGCCATCTTATATAAATATAGTTAGTTGATTTATTGACTTGGACCGTAGTATTGTTCATACAATGTGTTTATTAATTGGTTTGTTTGTGGTGTTAAAACTTTTAATAATGTACAATTATTAGTGATTGACGGACCATTGAATCCAACAGTAACATTTTGATTTGCATCGACTATTGCTGATGAACAAGGTAATGTTCCTGTGGTTATTACTAAAGTACTCAAACCACCTGGCGGAAGAGTTGATACTCCGCGAGCACATATATTAACTTTTTGACCTGGTTGTACGTTATATCCATTTTCCGTTCCTCCTGTACAATTGACCCATGTGTAAAACTGAACAGTGTTTCCAATATTTTCAATTTCAAATGGTGAACAAGGTGTTGAGCTTCCACTGCTAATTTTTGTAACAGTAGAAATAACAGTACCTGATACCGTTAACCCTTTTTTCAGTGTAACTGTTGGGTATAAAACACTAAAAGTTTTTTGTGTTGTTGTATATGGATATCTAAAACTGTATGGACTTGGAACGATAATATTTGTTGAAGTCAAAGAGTTTGATGTTGGTGATACCGTTGATGTTCCTGAATATAATACAGGTGTATATGCCGTAGTGGCACTACCTGGTTCAGCCGTGGTATTATTAACAGATATAAATAATGGAACATCAATTGTAATACCATCAGGTAACGGAGGACTTACTTTTAATTCGTAATCCAAATTTTTAATTACTTGGTTTCCGTAATCTTCTTTCGATGTAGATGACTTTGTTTGTAATGACAAAGTATATGTAACTTTCTTAGTTCCCGGTAGTATAGTAAATGAACCTTGAACTTCTGTATTTGAACTGTCCTTTACAAAAAATTGAGTATCACTTTGTGGACACAGATTATTAAAAAGTGGTGAAGATTGGTAGGTACCGTTGAATAATTTATATTGATATCCACCTGTACCTCCTTTAGCCTTTATTATTACACTACCATTACAAGAACCTTCACAAGATTCATTAGTCGTTGTTAAGTTAAAAGATAAAACTGGTGATGATGGACAAGAACCTGATACCGCAGTCCATGTATTCAATGTTCCTTCTTCAACCCATCCGCCCAAAGGATTAAAGGTGTTCGATGAATTTTTCAAAACACTTCCTGTTTTTCCTAATACGGTCCAATAACTAAATGTTGTTGCAGAAACATATGATATAGTAAAAGCAGAACTTGCTGACGATGTGCCAGTATAGGCCGGTCTTTCATTCACAAAATCATAGAATGTAAATGGATAAGCTGTGAATGGTGTGCTATCCGTATATAAACAAAGGTCAGTTGGATAAAATGGTAGTGGTGGTGGCGGTGGGTCACATTCTTCACAAGTGTCAAATGGACCTGAACTTAAAGTGTCACCTGTAATTGTTTGACCACTAGATAAAGTTTGTCCTGAGTATGTCCAACATCCCTGAGCTGTTGTGAATTTATATATTAAACCTTCAACAAAGTTTGATGATGTTAAACCTGTTAAATACAAATAATCAGAATTATTACAACTTTGAAAATAATCCATGTAGAAAGTATCCGATTCAACTAAACATGTTGTGGTTGCACTATAATCACCATAGAAATCTACCACAGTTGCAACGTATTCACCAGGTATTAAATTTTTGATGTTTTGGTCTTTTAACCCATTACTCCATGTAATTGAATATGGTGTTGAACCTCCCGTAATTGTCAAATATATCCTACCGTCATTACTGTCAGGTGTTGAAGAATTAATTGAGTAACATTCTACACCCATAGGTAGAATTGTTATAACACCGCAATCATTATATAGTATAGTTGACATCAGAAGTTTTTAATTATTTCACAATTATTGGCATCGACAATTTTAACACTAAAATCAACCATTGTATCATAAGGTGCTGGTATACTGACACTAAATGGTAAATCAGCATCATTAATCGTTGCCAAATACACACAGGTTATTAGTGATGTATCACAGATATAAACATTATATCCTTGTGTTGCTGTAATTGAGTTTATTGTAATCTGTCTTCCCATTTTAATTAAGTATTATGAACATGTACAATCATTATGTACCGAAACTATTGATGTCGCAGTTCCACCCAGTGTAGTTCCGACAACTTCCCAACATCCTGAGTATCCAGTTCCATTCAATCTCACAAAATCGCCGACACTTACATTCAATAAACCAAAGTTGTTAACCGCAATACTTCTAACTGGTTCAGAACAACTTTCTACGATAAATTTATCAGGTAAAGTTGTTTTTGTAGGAGTTTGAGTAGGTGTCTTAGTTGGTGTAGGAGTTGGAGTTTTAGTTAAGGTAGGTGTGTTAGTTGGTGTCTTAGTAGGTGTGTTAGTTGGTGTCTTAGTCATAGTAACCGATGGAGTTACTGTAACAGTTGGCGTAGGAGTTAATGTAGGTGTCTTAGTTTGTGTAGGTGTCTTTGACGGTGACGCATTAGGTGTATATGTTGGTGTTGAAGTCTTAGTTACAGTTGGTGTTATTGTCGGAGTAACAGAACTAGTTGGTGTTGATGTTGGTGTAATTGTATTAGTTGGTGTTACTGTTGTTGTTGGAGTTACCGTTGGTGTTACAGTACTAGTTGGAGTAGGTGTTGGTATTAAAGAGTTCTCACAACTTGAACATCCACTGAATGATGCAATAATAGTATTGATAGTTAAAGTTGGACTTTGGTCATAAACAATATCCAAATAAGTATAACACTTAGTTGTTCCTGATACATCAGCACTGAAGGTTTGACCTGTTGTTACAATAGTACCACCTGATGTTCTCATAGACTCATTGATATAATAAATTTCATCATCAGAACAATCTTGAATTCTACGTACAAACACACACTCGAATTCAGTATCATTTATGATATAAGTTGTTGAACCTGATACTGGTACATTTCTTTGTAAACTTGGTGTCGGAGTGACTGTTGGAGTTGGTGTGGGGGTTGGAGTTATATCTTCAACTGTAACATCGGCATCTACCAAAAGACAAGGATTTGGACTCGGTGTTAAACTAATTGTCGGTGTTGGTGTCGGACAAGTCTCAGTTGGTTCGGGCACATAGTCACAATCAAACAACGCTTGAAAATCAACCGTAATACAGACGTTTGGTGTTGGTGTGGGGGTTGGTGTTGGACACGGTCCTTCTGACCATATCAATTCATCCAAATCAGGACAATTTGAAAAACATGGGGTTTTACCCGCCAATATACAATCACCACCTAAAGTATCGGATAAACACCATTTTGTTCCATCATAAAAAACAGTACCTGATGTGGAACCTGTCCAATATGGTCTTCCATTATAAGTTCCACCCGATGTATAATTTCCATCATACATTGATGTACCTGAAAAGTTTGTATATAAACAAAATTCAGTATTACAAGGACTGTAAACAGGTGTAACAGATGGTGTCGGCGTTTGGGTTGGTGTAACAGTTGGTGTTGGTGTTGTTTGATTACAGTCCCCAATTACTGTAACAAATACACCCTCAGGTACAATCACACTATATTCACATGCACAAATATTTAATTCAGATAGTTCAGGTACAATCAAATTTTGATTATCACCATTACAATCTACATATGTTACTGTTGATGGGAACTCCTGAGTATTATTAATTTGATATTCAATACAGTTACTTCCCGGTCCACAACAACTATAATCGTCAGTACAAACCGAACAATTATCGTATGGTCCTGTCAGACCACTAATAACATATCTTTCACCAAAACCAGTCATTGGTATTACTTCAGCACAGCCTGTAAAACCAGTTCCTGTTATATAATACACCTGACCAACATTTATGGTTCCAACATAATCATCGACAACAAAAATTTCGTTTGGTGAACAACATGCCCTAAATTGATAATCCGTAGGACCAGCTGTTACTGAAGGAGTGGGAGTATTAGAAGGTGTTAAAGTTGGTGTAACCGTATTGGTTGGTGTAACCGTATTGGTTGGTGTAACGGTTTTAGTTGGTGTAACCGTATTGGTTGGTGTTACTGTTGGTGTTACTGTTGGTGTGACTGTTTTTGTAGGAGTTACCGTTGGTGTAACCGTATTAGTTGGTGTTACGGTATTTGTAGGCGTAGGTGTAGGTGTTGGGCAAACTTGTGAACAAGCATCGGTATACGAACTTACTAAACCTCTGTGTGGTAAATTAGGGTTAAAACATACAACATCATTAATACTACCACCGCTCACAAATGTTCCACAACAATCAGTATACGAACAAAGTATATTATCAACGGTACCTGAAACACAACAAGGGTATGTTGTTAAACAATCATTACAATCAGACCAAGTACCAGGTGTTGTAACATTTATTGTTGTTTCACCTGTCTGAACATAAATTGTTGAACCTGTGACTCCTGTAATATAAGATGCACACCCAACAAAAGCAAATGTTGTAGGGCTCGTTGTGGCAGTGGTTATAGAAAATCTCCATATTTCACCAACGGTTAATGGTCCATATGTATTTTCAAAAGCGAAATCACCCCTTCTAATACTAAAGGTACTACCATCACAACAAGCTGAAAAAGTATAATAACATCCATTTGGATTTGCAGCGTCACATGCCGGACAAGTACTATATTGTTCAGTTGCAAATGATTGTTCTGGTGGGTCTAAAGAATTAGTAATTGTGTAGTAATAACAACTACCGTCACCGGTATAAATAACGGTGCTTACATTTGCGGTCCACGTACCAGCAGTGTCAATTTCAAATGTTCTATAAATTGGAGCACCAGACCCTAAAGGGTTACAACATTGATAAAAATACCTATTAACTAGTGCCATATTATATTATAAATAATCAAATGTTTGTTTTTTATGATTCTTTTCTTAAAGAACCGTCATAAAAATCAAATCGGTCATGTTCGGTTGGTGTTAACAATAACAATCCAGGGTTTATATTACCTTTTTTTGTTTCCTGATATATGAAACTCATCCAAGTTTGTTCAAAAGGTCTGGCCCATTTTGTTTCTAAAAACATTTTTTGATTACCATATTTTGTAACCACTTGTGGCCAATTACAATAATAAACATCACCCAAAGCGTATGGAATACCTTTATATGTTAATATTTTATTAAAGTTGGTTTTTGGTGCATTTGGGTCTAAACCCATCACAGGTAAATTTGGTTTGTTTGGCCAAAATTCTTCTCTAATATGTTGTGGTACATTATACCATGACCATTGAGTTCCGTTGTCACCATAAAACTCGGTGTAATTCATTTTTAAGAAATCAAGGTCTTCTTTCTTAGTAATCTCTAATGAATTAATATACAAATTATTTACAGTTCTATTGAATCCGTTTTTACAAACTTCACCTTTCTTTGGAAAAAAGAACATGTCATCCTCAAAGAAGAAATAAAAATCAAAATTGTTTTCATCGGCATGTTCGGCAATAAATTGTCTACCACCACAGATACCTAAATTATCTTTCTTAATGTGTTCAAAACCAAACTCATTACATAACTCAATATATCTTTCAGTTGTTTCTAAATCTGATGAATTATCCAATAGATATTTTTTTGGTCTATCCAAAAAGTTTCTGTCGTATTGAATCATAGACTCAATCAATGTCTCAAATTGTTTTGGACTATTAAATGTTATAACATAAAGAGCTGAATTATTAATGTTTAAATCTTTGTTTAATGATTTTTTACCTGATATATTTTTAACTTCGTATGTATCATTTTTTAAATCTTCACAGAACTTTGAAATTAACCCGTTACCTTCAATTTCAACATAATCAATCATATCACTATGTTTATATAACATAATACTAAAGATTGATTCTTCGGTACCCATGTATCCACTTCTTAGTGTCTCGGATAATATGTTGTAATATATTCCGTTAATATCTGAAAATACGTGTTTTGGTCCGCCAAATAATCCACCTCTACATACTAACTTAACTTCATCACCAGCATATGAATTTATTTTAGGATATGAGAATCCATGAATTTCGTTGTTTGCATCATATGGAAACGCAACAAAACCAAACTTATCAAAAACCTCAGGTAATTTGTTTTGTATTTTATCGTGCGTAAAATATCCTGGATGAATTGTGTTTGTAATACCAGCATCAATCCAATAAAGATGTTGTGAGTTAAATTGGTCCATAATTCTTGCATCATTCATCAAGAACATTTTGGACATTACCAAAGGATTATACCACTCAAGTTTTGCTTGTGTTGAATCTTGTAACCAACCAGCTTGTCCAAACCAATCAGGATTATTTCTAATCTCTTGTATTTTATCATAAGGAACAGTTTGTTTGAACCATTCCTTATCTCTTGTAATGAATTGTGTATTTGACCTATCTCTTCTTTCAAAAACAAATGATTCTAATTCGGGTTCACCAAAAATAATCATATTGTTTTCAATTTGTAATAATTGGTCAAATTTATCCAAATAATGTTGAAATGTCCTTGACCATCCTTCACCAAGTTCGTCACGTTTAATATTCCAAAGTCCTGTTACAACTGTTACGTTACTCATATTAATATTGTAATATATCATGCCAAACCATGTATAAAGGTTTGGGTTTATTCCAACTTTTATTCCACATTTCAAAATGAAATTCGTCGTGTTGATTTGTTTGATGAACGTCAAATAAAAAATCTAACAAGTGATTTTTATCAAATAAATCATAAACTACTTTCATAATAGATTCTTCAGTACATAAAAAATTGTGTTTTAATACTTCAACAGATAATTTCCAAAATTCTTCAATATATTTTTTGAGTTGTATTGTGTCACCACCAATTAATCCACCTATTGGAAAATCTCTTACAATATCATAATCTATAATCCCATGTTGTTTGAATTCATAGCTAGTTTGTGCGTTAGAACCAACAAGTGTAACAATTTTATTATCACAAATATCATTCAATTTTTCAAATATTTTCGTGTTAAATAATTTAGTAAAATCGTATTGTAACATTTCATTGTGTTGCCAAGCTAAAGGTCCATTACCACTGTGGTATGATTTATCACCAAATGGAACACAATAACGCCAAGGAAAGATACCAGGATGTTGTAAGCCTATATCAACCCAATATACTCGGTCAAAACCATCAAGTTCCTGTTCCAAGACTTGAAACTTTCCCCACATTATTTCAGTACCTCTACCATCAAGACCATTGTTTTCAAAATTCTTATCTCTAACAATGCTAATTTCTTTGTGAAGTTTCATATCAGTAAGCTCAAGAATTTTAATTTCAAGATTGTCTAAATTATGTGTGTTTTTTAAACTTAATAATTCTTCTTGATTTTTTTTTTGGGTATAGCAAATTATTGGTAAATTTATACCGCGACAATGACTAATTAACGAACCCCAATATCTTGGTTTTCTACTTGCTCTTGTTCCTTGAAATGGATACCCCTCAACATCCATCCAATACCCTGTAACTATTTTTGACTTCATTAAAATCTTGTGTGAAAATCGCCGAGTTTAGTATAAAAAGAAAAACAATTTTGAATCAAATTAAAATAACCTTGATATGCATATTTCATTTCAGCTTCTAAAGCTGAAATTCCTATTTCAAAACCATCTGGATAATTTCTGATATCATTAGCTATACTATACCATAAAAATTGTTCCCATCTTTGAACAAAAAATTTAAACTTCCAATTATTTTTGAATACCAAGAATTGTTCATTAACAACGTGTGCTTCATCCCATTTGTTGTGTTCAAAAACATCATAATCGTACAGTTTATCTTTGAAAAAACTTTGTTCGGGTTCTTTTTTATGTGGTCCGATTGGAGCGGGTCTTTCGAATAAAAAATCTAAACCATCTTTTTCCATGTAAGACAACATGTTCAATATTTTTTCTTCTGAAAATCCATTATGCATTCTCCAATCACCATCAGTAAAAATAATATACTCAGGTTTATCTCCTGTTATTTTTTGGTGTTCCAAAATATGTTTTAAAGACAATACTTTTAAATTTAAATTAAAATTGAACCCACCTCGAGAATCATATAATGGTGGGTTTATTACTTTGGTGTGTATTCTATTACCCTGATTTTGAAGTTCATGATTTGTGGTTGTAATAAAAAATTCACATTCGGTTGTATTATCCCTTAGTTCTTTATAGAAAGATGGTGTAATTGATTCGTACGGTTCATTTACCGCTAAAGTTGTAAAACAGTATTTCATTATTTATAAATTTAATTCTTTTAAAAATTCCAAACACTTAACACCACTCGGTTTTGTTGGTTCATCGTTTTCGTCTAATTGTATACCAATAAAAAAATCTTGATTGTCTCTTGGTATGTATGTGTCTTGTTTATCAAAACCAAAATATAAAACATTGGATTTATCAATATTATTGATATACTGATGTAAAATTTCTTGGTCTGTTCCCCACCTTAAGTCAGACGTATTAACGAATTGTATAAAGTGTTCTTCAAACTTATTTATTTTTCTTTTGATTCCAAACAAACCACTTGGCACGGGTGCGTGCCACGGGTGGTCTCTGATAATAAAATAATCTTCATTACTTTGTTCCCATATTCTAATATATTGAACTTCTCTTTCAGATATTCTACTATCTAAATCTCTCACAATTGTTGGAATATCTTGTAAGAAAGAAAAAAATCTCCAAAAATATGGAAAATGTATTGATTCTTTTTCACCTAATTTAATTTTGGAAACATCAATCATTACTGCGCCCATTTCAGTAAGTTTTTCAACATAACCTTGTAATATATTTTCGGGGTGATAATAAATGACTGTTGTCCAATCAGGTAACAATTCCTTATTAATTATTATATTTTTTTCAGCCCCAACATAATATTTTGGGTCATAACCAAAAAGACTAAATGATATATGTTTCATACTACTCAATAATTTTACTAAAAAAATTCAAAATGTAATCCTCATTAAAATAAATTGGTAATTTATTATCAACAAAAATTGGTTCTTCAAAATATGATTTTAATCTATCATTATCTTTATATAACTCATCTAAAAATTCAACTAAACTTTCAAAACTTTCAAATTTGTGACAGTTAATAAAAGATTTAGGATTAAATCCTTCTTCCTCAATATATTGATTACCATAAAATAATGGTATTGTATTTGCTGCGTAAGCGTGTATAATTTTTTCTTGAGTTAAATTATCAGTATTTGTAAATTGGTAGGCAATGTTAAACACTGTGTCAGAGAAAAAATTAATCTTATCCCTATATGTTAGTCCATCAATTCTACCCATGTATTCTTTGTTTGAATAATTGTGGTATTGATAAGGGTTTAGTGTTTCTTCGTCGGGAACTGTTCTACGCCAAGGTCCTGATGATTTAATGAAATGTTTCTCTTGAATCAAATCAAACAATTTTTCTCTGTCGGGATTGTTGCTTGATTGGACTATACTACAAAAATGTTTTTTACTTTCGAGTATCTTCGACCCGTCCCTTTTTTTGGTTAACCAATCAAATGGTGTGTCAAACATTCCTCCTTCATTATGTAAAACAAAAGCATCTAATACTAAAGTTGGGAACCTAAGATATCTCTCATTATCAATATGTTCATAACCTAAAACATAATAGTTATCACCTTTATTTAAATGTGCGTTAAAATCGGGTCTAGCTTCACCACTAATAAAAACTTTTTTAATAGAATCATCATATTGATGAATACCTCTTACAGTTTCATTTGTGTAATAATCTAATTCGTTTTCACGATAAAATTGATTAGTATAGATTACAATGTCCGGATTGATTGCGTCAATCACAACATTATATTTTTTATTTAGGATGTTTACAAAGTAATTCATCCAAGAAAAATTTCCAACACCAGGGAAACTAGCTCTAGATAATTTTATAGTTTTTTTCATGTATATATGTTATTAATTGGTACAAAAGTGTATCGGTCTTCGTCATCAACCTTTAAGTTAACAAATTGTGCAAAAACTTCATTGTTTGAATTGGGACCATCGTTAGTTGTTGGCCAATATATTTTATCTGCGTTTGATAAAAAACTTGCCCAAAATGAAAATGTTCCTTGACAAGCAACAATTTTATTGAACGATGTTATCTCTGAGAAAATATCCAAGATTCCTGACTCCAAATAAATCGGATTATATTTTTCAATTTTACTGATTAGACTTTGATGTTTATATAAATGGTCGTAACCAACATATAACTTATCAAATGACTCATTTTCTAAAATATTAATATAATAGTCATCCGGTAATACAAATCTAGCATCGTCTCTACTGTTTCTTAGCATGATGACCATATCATTATTATTACGTTTTGGTCTAACCAAACTTGAATAATAAGAACGAATTTTTTCTTTATATGGTTTGATATAATCATATTTTGTAAAGTATCCTACCACTTCAATATGATGATTATTAAATTGATTAATAAAACCTTCCAATCCGTTAAAATTAAAAAGGTCAATGTCGTCCATAGTTTTTGTTGGAGACTCAACTCTTTTTCTACCCGTCAAACTTCCAAAGGGAAATTTTTCATTTACATAATTACCCACACTAGTTAACTCCCGTCTTATTAATGGGTTTGGTGGTAAAATTAAATCATAATCTAATATATCTGACGCAACTCTACTTACACCGTAAATAAATAATTTATTACCTAAATTTTTTCTGAACGTTGAAAAATGCCCACCCGACAATCCTTGAACATATTCATCATAAAATGTTATCATTATTATAGGGTATAAACTATAAATTGCCAGTTATTCTTTCACACCATCCTTTAGATTCTGAGTGAGGCCAAACAACCCAATACTTTGGTTTATGTGCCGTTTGGAACTCTCTCCATACTTTACAATATCCATCAGGGTCATTCATCATTTGGTTAATTTCAGATTTATCAGCGTCTTTTCTATATATTGTTTCATCCTGTTCATTGTGGAACGCAACAACCCAAAAATCATAATCTTTTTCAGGTACCGAGCCATAATTAACATCAATACAATGTTTAAATATGCTAGCAAAACTTTCTAACCATTTTTCTTCACTTTCAAATTCTTGCGGATTTGGTGGATACTTTTTATCTAAGGTGTATTGTTGTACAGCTCTTTTTTGAAAAATAAGACCCGCATATTTTTCGTAATCTCTTAATGTTCTTGTAGTTCCGAATCCATAAGGACCATCATGTCCTTCTTGAACTTCTCCGTCCATACCAAATAGTTTTCTATTCAATAAGTGCGCTTGATTATTTCTTCTAACCCATTCTTTATCATCATCCCATTGTTTGGTTCTACCCTTACGAGTATATTCGTGCCAAATCAATACTTTATGTGGGTGGAATAAGTCATATCCACAAGTGTAAGCTCTTGCTGAAATTGAAATTTCTTCACCGTGAAAATAGTAGTGCGGATTGTGTTGAACTTCTTTTGAGAATTGTCCTAAGGTAAAACAGTAGTGTGCGGAATAGAATCTTGCTGGTACTGGTTCTGTCATCTCTCTCCAATTTGGAATTGTCTCAGGTAAGAAGAATACCGCACCTTCAGGAATAAATCTATCAAACGCCATTCTCCAAGGCTCTTGTACCCTACCCGCTGGGTCATTGTCAGGGTCAAATGATGACACATATCCTGTAAGTAATGGTTTCTTATGTCCTTTCTTTTGAAGTTGTTTAACCATGTTAATCATTTCTTCATCCCAATCAGGTGCAAACCTCATATGTGAGTCAATTTGAAGTGTATATGCTTCGTCTTTATATAGTTGTTGAACTAAGTGTCTCGCCCAACAAACACCTTCAGCTTCTTGATAAGGAATATTTAAGATTCTGAATCTATCGTCATTTTCATATTCAGATAAATCATCAAATTTATCATCAGGATGAAATTGTCTTGCAATACCAATGGTAATGTTTTGGGGGTTCTTAGCGTTTTCCAACATGTTCTTAATTGTTGGAATCAGTTGTGGGTCACGATAGGACGCAATCTGTACAAAAATTTTTGAGTTTTTCTTAGGTTTCATTATAAAAATTCCATTTATAAAAGAATATAAGTTTTTACCTAATGAAGTGAATATAAAGAATTGTTTGTACTTTATATTTATATGGAAATATTTATAGTAAATGAAATTACTTAAAACAATAGAAAAATTAATAAGAGAATCTGAGGACGCTTATAATAAAGCGTTGGAGTCTGTTGTTGACGAAAAAGAATTGGACCGTCTTGAAAAGAACTACAAGGACAGTTTAAAATTGATGAAAACCTTTCATCAGATTAACAAAAAGAATTAATACTATAACCCAAATTGTGTTTTGTTTGCGTTGTAATTTTGAATAATTTCAGATTGGGTTAGTATTTTATTATAAAATCTGTAGATTGCAATATCCATAGAACCTTCTTTACTATAAGTTCCGTTACCCTGAGCACCACCACCAAATACTAATTTACCTCCTGAGCTTGGACTCCAAGAAGTGTTGGATGAAGTACCTGTTAGTACACCATTTACGTATAATCTAGTTTGATTTAATGTTTGGTCCCATACCGCAACCCATTGTTGCCATGATGCTGTTGATGACCAAGAAGGTCCTGCCGAACCTCCACTATTTTTTAATAAACCACCCGAATAAAACCCACTAGAAAAATAACTACCATAAATCCCATTCATTACAAAATTTCCAACAGGATTTTTTATCCATAATTCCATAGATATATTTACATTTCCCAATAAATTACCACTTGTTACATTTATAAAACCAAAATCATCAACATTATCAAAACTAATGAAACCACCATTAGCCGAATTAAATGTTGGTGAATTTAATAAAGTCATATTACTTCCATATCCACTTATATCATTCCAAGTACTTGAACCTGATGTATATGAATTTGGGTCTGAAGCATCTAAAAAAAGAACTAACCCTGAATTTACAGGAAATGCGGTTGGTTGATATATTGGAAGTTGTGAATTATATAAATTAACAATATCGGTTGCGGATAATTCTCTATTATATAAATTAAAAGAGCCAACGTTCATATTGGTAGCAGAATTGACACTATCACTTCTAGTTCCCATAGTTAGTCTATTATGTGTATTCCAAGACGAAACACCATTAGCTACTAAAGTAATCATATTCCAAGAACCTGTTGTATTTGTTCCATCTGATACTACACTAGAAGTATTACCAGATGAAATAAGAGTTCCATTTTTATATAATTTAATTCCTGAATTTCCTGTTCCTCCCCAGTATTGGTAATTATTAAGATTACTTTGTCTTCTTACTCCCCATCCTTGTAATAATCCAGCCTCTTCAGCATTATATGAAAAATATGTTTCCCAAGTATTGGTACTATTAACATACATCCAAATATTGGCAGTTATTGTTGTATAATTTTTTAATGTTGAATCTGTTAAAAGAATATAATCATCAACACCATCAAGATTAATATTACCATTGTTAATCGCATTTAAATAAGGACCATTAATCAAACTAAAACTTGACGTGTTTAATAAACCATTATTTGGGATTGTTAAACCAGCCGCAGTTACAGGAAACGATGAAAATGGGTTTGCAGTGGTTCCATCTTCTAGTTGAAATTCTGTGAGTACATATTGAGTATTAGCAGCATAACTTCCAGCAATATATAAAAAATTTTTAGAAATATTATAAGTAAAAGTTTGGGTATATTTTTGCCAAGTAGTTGTAACTGGAAAATTCCCATAGCTCCAACTACTTACATCTCCACTTCCGTTTTGATTATTCCAATTAATATCAAAATTAGGTCCCGATAAGACTTTACCCCAAAAAGAAAAAGTATAAGTTTGTCCTGTAACTAATAATCCGCCCGGACCATAAACTGGATTAGTATATCTACCCCAAGTAAACCCACCTCCTAAATTTTGTAAAGCCTTCGTTGATTTAGAACCAACATAAGGACGGTCATTTGTTATATCCGCAATACTGATAGTACCACCATATGCCACCCAACCAATTGTGGTTCCATAAGCAAAATCACCATTAGCAAAATAATTGTTTACCTTAGGACAAAAATCTAATACTAACCCACTAGTTATTGACCCACCGTAAGGTAATTCATTTTTTAACATGGAATAGATTCCTGAATCTAACAACCAATTTATTGCAGTAGTAGTTCCTGTAAATGGTGTTGAACCTACTCTATCTGGTAACCCGTTAATTATTGTTAATAAACTTGTATTGGTAAAATCACCCGTTCCCCACATTAAAGGTGGGTTAGAATTTTTTATAATAACATATTGATAAGACGAATCAACACTATTGTAAAAAGTAGCGTTTGCCGCACCTGCACCCCAGTTTGCGGGACCAACACCTACAAGGATGTTGGACTGTTTTGCCGTGTTTGGTGGTTGTACTGAACCTGTCTTATATGCTATTGGTTTGGACATAATGATAAATACCAATTTAAAGATTTACAAACCTTAAATTGGGTTTGGGTCTGTCCATTCTGGTGTTGCCAAAATTGTTAATATTTCATCATAGGTGTAAGGACCTTCTTTTGTTGTCATTGTTGCAACAAAATCTGGCGCTTCACCGTCCCATTTAATTAATGTCTTAGTTTCATTAACTGACTTTCGTAATGTAGTTGCTGATGTTTCTAAAACCTCATCAAAATTAATTTTGTTAATTTCACTTACGTTAAAAATTAAAAAATTGCGTTCATCGTATATTTGTATCATAATTTTATTTATTAAAGTCCATATTGTGCTTTTGTAGCATTATAATTTTGTAATAATTCGGCATTTGTTAATTGTCTGTTGTAAATCATTACTTTAAATATTTTTCCTTTATATGTTCTACCCATAAAGGTATGTGAAAGAGTACTTACGTTTCTATTACCTATTGCACCCACATAGAAATTTTGGTCTAATGTTCTATTATTTGGAATAATATAAAACCCATTACCATCTAATGGTAAATTAGATACACCATTTATCATAAATTGGTTAAGATAACCAGTTTGATAATCGTTAGCATCTGCAGCTCCCGCAATATAAGGTGGTGGTACAGCACCTCTAAAAGATTTAAAATTAGTACCATACCATCTTAAAGCACCATCACCTGTAGCATTAACACCCACTAAAGCTGCCAATCCAGGAATATCGTTATCCATTATACCCCAAAAACAAATGGTACCCGCATATGTTGAAGTAAATTGAACGTAATCATCCACACCATCAAATACTAATGCTCCTCCATTTGTTGTGCTATATGAAGTCCCATTTATTAATGTTCCGTTATTGTTATATCCACTCAAATCATAAATTGTTGTTCCTTCACCACCATAACAATTTGGATTTGAAAAATCGTAATAAACTGTTAATCCTTGATTAACTATAGATTGGGATGGGAGATAAATTGGTACTCCAGCACTATATATATTTTGAATTTCCGTATTTGATAACACCCTATTATAATAATTAAAAGTATAAATGTTACCTTTAAAAGGATATTGTTGACCACCAACACTAATTACACTATTAGAACTTACACCGGCACCACCACCTTCTACATTAGTTTGCAAAACACCATTGATATAAATTTTAGTATTATTATAGAGTGTTGTAGCGTTATTTCCACCAACCCCATTAAAGGTAATAGCCATATGTAAAGGAACATTATCTTGGATAGCGTTATTTAACACATAATATCCACCACCATTAGCCGATGATACCCAATAAAAATAAAAAGCACCAGTTCTAGGAACATGTGATAATCCCCAATTTGAACCTCCAGCACCAGCCAATTCAAACCATCCGTAATTATTATTAGACGCCCCTGTTCCCCATTCAAACCAACTTTCAATAGTGAAAGTTTTATCATTCCAAGTTGAGAATCCTATAGGATAAGTAATTCTATCATCCACACCGTCAAAATTGTATGACCCACCATATTTTCCACCAAAATAAGCACCATTAATTAAAGACCAATTTCCAGTGTTTATTAAACCTGTGTTTTGTGGAGTGTAATTAGGAAATGATGAAAAAGTTGTTGATGTTGAACCTTCTTCAATTTGAAATTCAGTAAAAATAGACACACCAGCGACATTATAAAAATAAAATTGAGTTCTAGCGTCGTTATATAAAAAAGTATAATTATACTTTCTCCAAGTACCATCTATTGTAGTACTTGGTAAAACAGTTCCGTTCCAAGGATATGAAAAATTGTTTAATTCTCCCAACCCATTTTGGTTATTCCAAATAGGTCCTTTATCAAATCCAATATCCCCGCTAGTACCATCTGTTTTTCTACCCCAAAACGAAAATGTGTATGTTTTACCTACTTCCATTAAATTAGTTGTATACATTACATTACCACCATTTGTAATTTGTAATGCTTTAGTAGTTTTAGAACCAACATATGGTTTATTATTTGTAATATCAATTACAGTAGATGAACCACCATAAGAACCAAAATAAAAAGGATATCCAGATTCTGTGTTGTTAAAATCTCCATTAACAAATAAATTCTTTTGTGTTGCATTAAATCCCGCAGCCAATCCACTAACAACAGGACCACCGTAAGGTTGTTCATTTTTTAACATAGAATAAGTTCCTGAACCCAACAACCAATTTATTGCAGTACTAACACTTGTAAATGGTGTTGAACCTACTCTATCAGGTAAACCATTTATTATTGTTAATAAACTTGCATCAGTGAAATCACCTGTTGCCCACATTGCTGGTGGGTTAGTATTTCTTATAATCACATATTGATAAGATGAATCAACACTATTATAGAAAGTTGCGTTTGCCGCACCCGCACCCCAGTTTGCAGGACCAACACCCACAAGAATATTGGATTGTTTTGCCGTGTTTGGTGGTTGGATTGAACCCGTTTTATATGCTATTGGTTTCGGCATTATAGTCCAAATTGTGTTTTTATTGAGTTAAAGTTTTGTTGTACTTCAGTATTAGTTAATGGTCTATTATATATTCTAACAATATTAACTGTTGAATTACCAAATTCTTGTAAATTTTGAGATGGTACTTGAGCCCTAACACCACCTATAGTAACATCACCACCAGGGTTGGGTGAATAGTTAGCCGTTGTTCTACCTAAATATTGACCATTTTTATAATACTGGTTTCCACTTCCATCCCAAACAACCACCACATGAACTAAACCACTGTTATTTACACTAATAGTAGCATCTCCACTATTATTTCTAGCCATAATATTTGTAGGTTTAACACCAACACCAAAACCCCAATTTGAACCGTATTGACCTTGAGCAAGTATATTTCCCCCGTTTGTTGAGGTGGTCATCACTAATTCAACTGTCGGTCTTGAGGCGTTTACACTTCCATTACCTGGAATTATGATATAATCATCAACACCATCAAAAACTAATCCTCCACCATACGTTGAACTGAACGCGACACCATTATATAAAGTACCATTATTTCCATACCCACTTAAATCATATATTGCCGTCCCTGAACCGGGATAACAGTTTGGATTTGTAGCGTCTAAATAAAGCGTTAATCCTTGATTAATCATTATACTATTACTTGCTTGATATGTTGGTAAACCAGCGGTGTATAAATTTTCAATTTCAGTTACAGACAATTCTCTATTATATAAATTAAATAAACCAACTTTATAATTAGTCGCCGAATTTAAAGAGTCACTTCGAGTTCCCAAAGTAAGTCTATTATGTGAATTCCAAGAAGAAACTCCAGTAGCAACTAATGTAATCATTGCCCATGAACCTGTCGTATTTAAATCGTAAACATAACTCCATGTTGAATTACTACTTCCAACAAGAGAACCATTTTTATAAAGTTTAATACCCGAATTTCCCGTTCCACCCCAATATTGAAAAGTGTTATCACCACTTCGTCTTAAACCCCAACCTTGAGTTAATCCTGCTTCCTCGGCATTATATGAGAAATATGTTTCAAATGTTGATGTAAAACTATTAATATACATCCAAATATTTGCGGTTATTGTTGTATAATTTTTTAATGAAGCATCAGTTAAAACAGCATAATCGTCAATCCCATCAAAATTAAACACACCACCCTGATTTGTATTGAAATAAGTACCATTAGCTAAAGATAAACTAGATGTATTTAATAAACCTTCATTAGTTGGTTTCATTGAGAGACTATATAAATTATAAACAGAAGGGATTGCATAATTTGTTGCTGTTGAACCTTCTTCTAATTGTAATTCAGTAAATAATACTGGACTAGTTGGACTCCTAAAAGAAGGAGTTGAAGGAGAATAAACATAAAAATAAAATTGAGTTCTTACAGCATTTAAAGTAAAAGTAAAAGAAAATTTTGTCCAACTTGTAGGAAATATGCCTGAACTAGAGGGTAAATATCCAACCCAAGAATTAGTTTCTCCGCTACCAAATTGATTATTCCATGTTAAAAGCGCATCACTAGGAATATCCCCAATTGCTTTTACCCAAAAGGAAAACACATATTGTTTTCCAACTTCCATAGCAATACCTGAATAACATCCGAATCCTCCTCTGATTGCTGTTTTTGTAGTACTTCCTGGATAAGGAGGGTCATTAGTTATATTATAACTTGCGTATCCACCATAATCATACCATCCTATAAAATCAGGATAAGTTGTCGCATTAAATATATTTTTACCTGTTGATGGTCCATTTACAGATATTACTAACCCGTTAGTAATAGGTTCACCATAAAGTTGTTCACTTTTCAACATGGAATAAACTCCTGTTTCAAATAACCAATTTATCGCAGTATTTACGTTTGTAAAAACGGTCTGATTAATTCTTTCAGGTAAACCATTAATTATTCTTAATAAACTTGTATCAGTAAAATCACCAGTAGCCCACATTGCCGGTGGATTAGAATTTTTTATAATAACATATTGATAAGATGAATCAACACTATTATAAAAAGTCGCATTTGCAGCACCAGCTCCCCAATTTGAAGGACCAACACCCACAAGAATATTGGATTGTTTTGCAGTATTTGGAGGTTGGATTGTTCCCGTTTTATAGGCAATTGGTCTTGGCATTGTAATAATAAATACCACAAAATGTTTTCCTTTAATCATTTCTTTCGTATTTTTATTCCAAATGGAAAAAGTAATCTTAACAGGTTCAAAAGGTTTTATCGGGTCTAATTTGAAAGTAGAATTAGAAAAACAATTTGAGGTTATTGAAATTAATGAGGATGTATTTAATTCTCACACATGGAAGTCAGATGTCTCAAATTTATTTTGGTTAGACATTAAATCTGTATTTCACGTTGGCGCTTGTTCAAACACATTAGAACAAGACGTTAATTATATGATGTTGGTTAATTATGAGTTTAGTAAACACATATCAAACATTTGTAAATCAAAAAAAATTCCTTTGATTTATTCGTCATCAGCAGCAAATTATGGAACCAATAATGAATTCCCATCTAACTTATACGGGTGGAGCAAATATATTGCCGAAGATTACATTATTAATAATGGTGGAATTGCACTTAGATACTTTAATGTGTATGGACCAGGTGAAGAACATAAAGGAATTATGTCATCTGTCGCATATCAAATGCACAAAAAGAATTTATCAGGTGATGAAATTAAATTATTTCCTGGTAGTCCAAAAAGAGATTTTATATATGTTAAAGATATTATATCAGCAAACATATTTGCATTTGAAAACTATAAAAAGTTATTGGGTAAGTTTTATGATGTTGGTTCAGGCGTTGCAGAATCATTTGAAAAAATATTGAATATTATGAAAATTGATTTTGGATACACATCAAAAGATATAATTCCAAAAGGTTATCAATTTTATACTTGTTCCAATAAATTAAAATGGATGAAGGGTTGGGAACCAAAATACACACTTGAAAAAGGATTAACTGAATATATGAATTATTTAAAATGAGAGACGATTTTGTAAACTTTCTAAGACCATATGGTGTTTTAGATACTAAAGTTAGATTGGGTAGTAATAATGATGGTGGTTATATTGTAAATCAAACAATATTGGACAAGGCTGATGTGTTGTACACATATGGTGTTGAATATAATTGTGATTTTGAACTAGATTTTCACAATAGAACATCTAAACCTGTTCATTTATATGACCACACCGTTGATTTTACACACCCTAACGACAACTTAATTTTTCACAAAGAAGGATTAAGTCACATAAAAGAAAACGATAAAAAACATTTTTTTGACCATCTTAAAGAAAATGGTGATGAAGATAAAAATGTTTTTTTAAAAATTGATGTTGAGGGTGCCGAGTATGAATTCTTTGAAAATACCAATATTGAAGAACTATCAAAAAATGTGATTGGTATTGTGTTGGAAATACATTGGACTGGTGATGTTAATGAATATCGTCCAAGAGCAACCAAAATTTTAGAAAAAATTACAAACCATTTTACTTTAACACATTTACACGGAAACAATTCCGCACCAATGATTGGTTCATGGTGGATTGCGGTACCTGATACAATGGAGTTAACATTTATTAATGATAGATTGTTTGAAGCATTTCATTTTGATAGAGGTCAATGGCCAACAGAATTGGATATGCCAAATAATCCAGAACTTCAAGATTTTCCATTAGTTTGGATATGTTAATTTGATTTATTATTATTTAATTTATGAGAAAAATTTGGCATACAAGAAACGAATTTTTATGGAACGTACCAGCTCAAGAAGTTGGAGATGCGGTATACTTTGATTTGTCAGAATGTTATTCAATGGGCGATGCTCTTTGTTCAACCCCCACTATTAAAAAAGTTTCAGAAGCATATGGTTGTAAGTTAAATCTAATTACGAAACATCCTGAATTGTTTAAACACAATCCATATATTAAAAACACTTATCGTCCCGATTCAATTAACTTTGACTACCTAAGAGAAAACTTCCTAATCCATAGTTCTTTCTATAATGTTGGTAGACAAAATGATAAAGGAGTTCAGTCAAAACATGCTAGAATTGATATTCGTCAATTCCATGCCATGAATTTAGGTTTTAACTTATTACCCACTGAAATGGAATGTGAATATTATTCAGACCCATTTGAACCTATTGAAGGTTTACCTGAAAAATATGTATTGATACATCCAGCAACCACGTGGCAATCTCGTACTTGGGATTTTGATAAATGGCAATCAGTAACAACCAAATTAAATGAAATGGGAATTGCTGTTGTTTCAATTGGTAAAGACACAGATGAAGTTGGTTTTTGGCATATTGAAAAGAAAGGATTTGATATTGATATTAAATTAGGGTTGAACTTAATGAATCAAACAAATATCTCTCAGGCTTGGCATTTAATTCAAAATTCAATTTGTTTTATAACAATGGATTCAGGATTGTTACACTTGGCAGGTACAACAGACGCTCACATTATTCAACTTGGTTCTTCAATTAACCCATATTGGAGGATTCCATATAGAAAAAACTCACAACAATATAAGTTTCATTATGTTGGTGGTGGTTGTGATATATTTTGTGCTTCAGAATTAAAATATGGTATTGAGGAGTGGGGTTCAATTCAAGGTGTTGCACCTTTGATTAATTGTTTAGAGAAAAAAGAAACTTTTGAATGTCATCCGAGTGATGAACAAATTTTCAAAAAAGTAATAGAAATTTATGGAACAGGAAATTAAAATAAAAGTAGATTTTCATCTTGGCGCCAAAGTTGAGATTGTTGGTGTTCCCGATAAGGAATATCCTGAAGATGAAACTTATGAAGTTTTATTCTTAGATAATAAAACAAATAAACTTTTACATTCAGACACTTTAAAACCAAATTATTGGACAAAAACCGCAATCAATTATTATGTTGAATGGAAAGTGGTTGTTATGAAAAATGGTTTGGGAATTATTCATGAGGAAGTTTTAGATTTAAAAGATAAAGATGTATTAATCGCAATTACAAACACACCAATTGGTGATAATTTGGCTTGGGTTGAATATGTTAAAGAATTTGGTAAAATTCATAATTGTAATATTACATTCCAAACTTTTATTCCTTCAATATTTGAAAAATCTTATAGTGATTTTACAATTGTTCGTGGTGATACTTACGAATTTAATGATTCTAAATTTTACGCAACTTATAAAATATCATACGGCATTCCAAATGAAGAACATATCAATTTACGTAAGTTATTATTTAAGAAAAAATATCTTCATTTTGATGACTTAACATATTGGAAAAAAAATGAATCACCGTATCATCCATCATTAATCCCTCTTCAACATTTTGCACCATCAGTACTTGGTTTAGAATTAAAAGAGATGAGACCTCATTTAATTTGTGAAAATAATGAAAGACCAATTCAAAAAAAATATGTCTGTATTTCTGAATTTGCGTCAGGTGAAATTAAACAATGGAATAATAAAGTTGGTTGGCAAACTTTAGTAAATGAATTAACTTCATTAGGTTATGAGGTGGTTTCAATTTCAAAAGAAAAAACTGACTTAAAAAAAGTTACAAAAAGAAATGGTAATTTACCATTAACTGACCGTATGTGGTATCTACATCATTGTGAGTTTTTTATTGGTGTGAGTTCAGGTCTTGCTTGGTTAGCATGGGCATGTGGTAGAAAAGTAGTTATGATTTCTGGTGTGACAAAAGCAACCAATGAATTTACTGAAGATTGTATAAGAGTAATCAATGAAGATGTTTGTCATGGTTGTTGGAACTCTGAAAAACATGCCGATAAATTTACTGTGTTTGAAAAAACATTATGTCCCGAAAATAAAAACTGGGAGTGTTCAAGAAAAATATCACCAAAAATGGTAATTGATAAAATAAAAGAAAATAATTTAATATGACGGATTTTAATAATATAAATTGTACTATAAACTTTGTTGACGGTGTTTTTATTAACATATGGGATACTTGGAGTCACAGGTATCTTGTTGAGGTTTATGAAAATTACGGAAATGATTGGGCGTTGGTCAATCATAACATAATGTCCCCCGAAAATTGGTTTGTACATTTAGGTAAAAAATTTAGAAATCAGTGGAGAGTTAAAATTTGGGGTTGGAAAAATAACTATCCAGTATTAGTTACTCAACATACATTTAATGAATCAGATAAAGAAGTAGCCTTAACATTTGATACTGACTCATATAAAGAGTCATGTACGTGGGCAGAACAATCAATTGATTATCGAGATAAAGTAAGAACAAATCTTACAATATATTCAAAATTTTCAGACAGATTATCACAACAATATGTTGATTCTAAAATAACATTCTTACCTTTAACCGACATTAGTAGATTAAATACAAAATACTATTCAAGATTTAAAATTGGTAGGTTTAACATTAAACGAGAATCTTTAGGTGAATGGGGAAGTGGTTTTTTATTTTGTAGTAACCATACAAAACCAAACGTATCATCAGAACATAAAAATAACTGGTTACCATTTAACTCAAGAGAACTTTTTAACGATATAATGAATTTATGAGTACAATTATAGGAATACATCACGGAGGTCACGATTCATCAGTTGCATTAGTAATTGATGGTAAATTAGTTTGTGCTATTGAAGAAGAAAAATTAACAGGTATTAAAGCAATACATAGTTATTGGGCACACCCAATTAAAGGTTTAGAGTTCATTGAAAAGAACTTTGGTGTTACATTGGAAAATTGTGACCATGTTGCTTTTGCATTACCAAAACACTATAAGATTGAAGATGATAACATATGTTTAATTGATAAAACAACTAGTTATTCACACCATAAATGTCATGCTTTAGGAGCATATTTTACATCAGGATTTGAGGGTAAAGTATTGGCTGTGAGTCATGATGGTCAAGGTAATAGAAGTAGAGGAAAAGTTTACTTATGTGACAATGGTGACTATGAAGTTGTTAGTTCACAAAACGTTCCAACAACCACATCATTAGCTGGTTTGTGGGGAAGAGTAACCGTATTACTTGGTTGGCAGATGTTTAAAGATGAAGGTAAAGTCGTTGGTATGGCATCTCATGGTAAATACAATGAAATGTTGTACAACTATCTTAAACACATTATAAAATATAATGGTGACTTAACATTTGGACCATCAAATTCTGAAACATTGTTTGATTTTATTTTTGTTGATAAATTAAAAAATTCAGGTTATTTTGATTCTGAAGAAAATAGAAATGACTTAGCATTTTGTTTAGAAAAACACACCGAAGAATTAATGTGGCAATATCTTAGAGATTTGAAATCCAGATATCCTGATTATAATAAAGTAACATTTAATGGTGGTTTATTTGCTAACGTAAAATTAAATCAATCCATCAATAGTTTTAATTTCTTTGAGGAGATTTACATACACCCTTCAATGGGTGATGGTGGTTTGTCTACCGGTGCTGCGTTGTGTAAAGCAAATGAACTTGGTGAATTGTTATTACCACTTAAATTAGATAATGTATTTTTTGGTTCAGAATTTAATGGTGACGATTGGATGTCAGAAATAAATAACTATCCAGGTCAAATTTATTTTGAACCTTCTTCACATAGTAGAGTTGCCGAATTAATAGATGAAGGAAAAGTTGTTGGTTTATTTTATGGTAAAACAGAGTATGGTCCAAGAGCGTTAGGTAATAGAAGTATTGTTACTAGACCTACCGACACCAAAACACACGTATTGTTAAATAAAAAATTAAGACGTAATGAAATTATGCCATTTGCACCAAGTGTGTTAAAAGAACATATTAATACTATCTTTCACGCAGATAGGTCACTATACGCAGCAGAATTTATGACATTGTGTTATGACACCAGAAAAGAATGGGTTGATAAGATTCCAGCAGTTATTCATCCAAAGGATAAAACTGCAAGACCTCAAGCTGTTGATAAAAATAATAACCCAAATTTTCATAGTATCATATCAGAATACTATAAGTTATCCGATATTCCTGTTGTATTAAACACATCATTTAATGCTCACGGGGAACCAATCAATAACTACCCAAGTCAAGTTATAAAACATTTACTTGAAGGTTGTGTTGATTATATTGCTACAGAACATTTTATTTTTAGTAAGCTATAATGAATAACAAGGAAAAACTATTATTTTTTACACCTCACTTATCAACAGGTGGATTACCTCAAGTATTGGTAAATAAAATTTCTTTATTAAAAGATGAATATGATATTTTATGTGTTGAACACCATAATCATGCGTGGTTATTTAATGTACAAAGAAATAGAGTATTGGAACTTATTGGTGAAGACAAATTGATTACATTAGATGATAGTAGAAGAAAAGAACACTTCACTGAATTACTAACATCGTTTGACCCTGATTTAGTATGTTTAGAAGAATTTCCTGAATATTTTTTAGAGGATGAAATAACTGCGGTTGTTTATAACAAACAAAGAAAATATAAAGTATTTGAAACTACGCACGATTCATCATTTCCTGTTCAAAATAAAAGATGGTTTCCTGATAAATTTTTATTTGTTAGTCCTTTTAACGCTTTCAGATATTCAGTATATGATATACCATACGAAGTTATTGAATACCCTGTTGATTTCAAATCAAGAGACCAAGAAAAATATAAAGAATTACTCGGTCTTGAAAAAGATTGTATACACATTGTAAATGTTGGTTTATTTACCCAAAGAAAAAATCAGGGTTATTTGTTTGAAATTGCTCGTAAATTACAAGGTCATAAATTTAGATTTCACTTCTTAGGTAATCAAGCTGGTAATTTTAAAGATTATTGGGAACCTTTAATGAATAACAAACCTGATAACTGTATTGTTTGGGGTGAAAGACATGATGTCTATAACTTTTTACAAGCGGCTGATTTATTCTTCTTCGCATCAAAAGGTGACCGAAATAATAAAGAATTAAATCCAATTGCAATTAAAGAAGCGTTGGAATATAAAATGCCAATGATGATGTTTAATTTAGATGTTTACTGTGGTAAATATGACATTTATGATAACATCACATATCTTACTGGAGATATAAACCAGGATACAAACTTACTACTTAAAAAATTTAACATGGATAATTTACAAAACTTAATGCACATCAGCTACGAAAAAGATGAAAACAAAATCAATATTTTTTACAGTGGTTACGACCCAATTGATTATAAAGTATCGTTCAAATGTTTAACATCGGGAGCACCAATGTATTGGATGAATTTTAAAGCCGACTCACCTTTGGGTTGGTTTGTAATACCAATACCTCAACATATCATAAAGTTCCATCAATTGGCAACTTTTAGAGGTTTCTCACTTGATTTTTATGACCAAAATGACAATTTAAAATACAGTCACGAAATTGTTGTAAATGATATTTTTCCAAGATTACCTAAAGTAAATTTTGAACCATTTGATTGTTCATTCAGGAATTATATAGAATTCTTTAGTGATGACATTTACGGTAGTTTTAACCTAAATGATATGGATACGGTAATTGATGTTGGTGCTAATATTGGTTTATTTGCTAAGTACATGTACGCTAAAGACGCTAAAAAAGTTATTTTAGTTGAAGCGAATCCTTTATTGGATAAAAATATTAAAACAGTTTTAGGTTCTGATTATGAAAAATCACCGGTCTATTTAGCACCTTTAACAGGTAAGAAACAAAACATAAAGTTTCATTACTCAACAAAAAATTCAACAATTGGTACTCATACTTTTGATAACTCAAATCCATCGTACAGTGATTTAGATTCAACTATGGACTTAGAAACCATAACATTTGATGAGATTGTTAACGAAAATAATTTAACAAATATTTCATTATTTAAATGTGATATTGAGGGTGGTGAATATGAGTTAATTGAATCATTAACTGATGAACAAATGAATATGATTGAAAAGTTTATTATTGAGTTTCATGGTAATAATAATGGTGAATTGATACCAATGGTGGATAAGTTAACTAAATTTGGATTTGAATGTGAATTATTCACACTACATATGACTCGTAAAGATAGGGTTAGTGTTAATGAACCTCACGGTGTTTTAATCACTAAAAGAAAAAAATAATGAATATTTTTTCATTAAATAGTGTTAACAATAAGGTTACTTTTAGAACTCACGGTGTTTCTAAAGTAATAAATGATGATGAATTTCCATTAAATGTGTATTTTTCAAAATACATTAATGACGAAATTGTTTGGAAATCAACCGCAAATGACAATTGGTTTGTAGATTACAACGATTTTAATTTTAAGAATATTACTGTAACCACTAAATCAGGTAAAACTATTTTTGAGGAAAGGTTCATACCAAATAAACAAGATTTTTTACACCAAATATTCTTAACATATTGTTCATCAAACCCTAATAATGTTGGTTTGGCTATAGGAACACATGATGGTGAATATGGTGAATGGGTACAATCTGTTAAAGAAGGACACACAAACGCAATTCTTGTTGAAGCGTCTGATAAACAATTTAATGGTTTAATAAACAATTATAAATCAATTAACAACGTTAAACTAATTCAGTCTTTAATAACACCAAATGGGGATGAAGTTTCTTTCTATGAAAGTGAATCAGGTTATTTTAATTCAACAGATATTAATCATTTTGAAAAATTTAATATTACAGATATTGTTGAAACAAGAAAAACATCAATATCGTTAAAAGATTTAATTATAAATAATTTTGATACTAAACCTTTTTGGATGCACTTAGATGTTGAGGGGTTAGACGCTAAATTAATTTTATCGTTAAAAAATAATACCCATCTGTTATCTGATTTTATTATTTTTGAAAACTCAAATATTACTGATGAAGATAATGATGAGGTAAATAATTTTTTATTATCTTTAGGGTATGAACTATTTAATTACGATATTTCAACATTAGCAATTAAAAATTAAATATGGCAAACGGAGTTTATAAAATAACAGATGACTTTGAAAAAGAACTTGGTAGATATACTGGAGCACCTTATGTTGTTACATTAGATAACATGAGTAACGCATTATTTTTAGCATTGTATTATGAAAAAAATATAACCAAATCAATTCAAAGTGAAAAAATATCAATACCAAATAGAACATATCCTTCAGTTCCTTGTGAAATAATACACGCAGGATTAAAAGTTGATTTTATACCTGTTGATGGAAAAACAATTAAAGGTTCTTATCAATTAATTGGTTCAAATGTTTGGGATTCAGCATTGTCATTTACTGCTGACATGTATAAACCAAATAGTCACATGTGTATTTCATTTACAGGACCATATAAACACTTTAAACTAAGTAAAGGTGGTGCAATACTAACAGATAGTTTAGATGCGTATCACTGGTTTAAACGAGCAAGATATAGTGGTAGACGTGAATGTTCATATCATGATGATAACTTGGATATGTTAGGTTGGAACTTTTATATGATGCCTGAGTTAGCAACACGTGGTTTACTACTAATGAATCAATTCTATAATATTGATGGTACTAAAAAACAAAATAATGATTTAGAATTACCATATCCTGATTTATCAAAATTTGAAATTTATAAACAATGATTAAAGTTTTAGTTGGTAATGGTGGTCACGCTCGTGAAGTTATGTCACAAATGGGTGTTAAATTAAAAAGATTTGTTGATGACGAATATGTTAACTCAGATACATTACCATTATCTTCATTACAACCTGATAAACATGTTGTAATGGTTGCAGTTGCAAACTCTAAAGATAGATACGATATAATACAAAGATTACCAAAAAACACAAAATATTTTACATTCATACATCCCACAGCTATTATCATGGATGATGTAGAAATTGGTGATGGTAGTTTTATTGGTGCTTATTCAATATTAACAACTAATATTAAATTAGGTTCACACACATTATTAAATCGTAGTAACCATATTGGTCATGATTGTATCATTGGTGATTATTTTAGTGCAATGCCAGGTTCTATTGTTTCAGGAAATGTCACAATAGGTGATAAAGTTTATTTAGGAACTAATTCATCAATTAAAGAAAAATTATCAGTTGTTGATAATGTAACAATAGGTTTAAACACTGGTATTGTTAAAAACATTAATAAAGAAGGAATTTACGTTGGAGCAAATACAAGAATGTTATGAAAGTAAGTGTTATAGTACCCGCTTATAAATTTGCGAATTATTTAGAACAAGCGTTATTGTCCGCTTTATGGCAAAAAACAAGTTTTGAGTTTGAGGTATTAGTTAGAGATGATTTTTCTCAAGATGGTTCAGAGCAAATTATTGAGCGATTAACTAATTTTTATCCCAATTTAAAACATTTTCGTGCAACTGAAAATTTAGGTTTTCATAAAAACATACCATTTTTATTATCGCAAGCACAAGGTGAATATATCGCCTATTTAGATGGAGATGATTATTTTTTTAATGAGTATAAATTACAAAAACAAGTTGATTTTTTAGATGCAAACCCTGACTATTCAATGCATTGTACAGGTTATTGGTTATACACTAATGGTATTTATACCCCCAACAAAACTAATACATGGTTATGTAGTCCAATTAAAGACATAACAACAGAAGACTTATTTGTAGAGAATTACGTATCTTTTGGAAGAATGTTTAGAAATTACAAAGATTTAATTAAACCATACATGATGTCATTACCTTATTTAGATTATCCTGTCAATTATGAGTTATCATTAAGAGGTAAGATACGTGGTGATGAATGGGTTGGTGGTATATACAGAGAACATGGTCAAGGTGTTTTAACATCACTTTCACCTGAAGAAAAAAAACAAACACATAAATACGTAAGAGATTACCTATATAACAGACACAATCAAATGAAAAATAAAACAATTACAATCATAGATTCTTTTGTTCATAACAAAGAAGTTGAAGTTAAATTATCACAATTTTTGGATATTTTAAAAGGAAATAATCAAGATACTTTATTAGTATCTAACACAATTATTAAACCTGAAATTTTATCCAAAACAAACTATTACTTATACGACTCAAATAATAAATTGTTTGAAAATGATTATACAAATGTTAGTAATGTGACTTTATATCATTTGAGAGATGATATTGATATTTTTGATGTTATGCCAGGTTTACAAAGACATGGTCTACCTGTATTAGTTAATCTATTCAATTCTTTAATATTTGCAAAGTCATTAGGTTATACCCACTTTCAAAGATTAGAAGTTGATGATAAACTTTCAGAGTCATCTTGGGATTACATAAATACCGTACCATCATTGTGTCACGACAATGGTAAAAAAGGATTGTTTTATTTTAATGAAAATGACTCAAGAAAAGATGTTTCGTTTCACTATTTTTACTGTGAGATTGAGTATTTTTTACAAATCATTAAACGAATTACATGTGAACAAGATTATGTAAATTATTTAATGGATAGGTTTGGTAATTTAGATTTTAAAATTGCCGAAGAATATTTGTATCAGAATATTATTGATAATGATATTGACTCACACATTTTAAGAAAAACTGGTGACCAACAAACAATTGATTTTGAAGGTACCTTATGGAATACTGAGACTTCAATTAGTAACATATCCCCCAAGTATGAAGGTTGTTCAACAAGAATATATAAAGTATATAGAAATATTGATAGTGTAAAAACATTAACAAACTATTTGGCTGTTGTATCTTACAACTATACAGATACACCAAAAAATAGAGTTGTTATATCATATTTTAATGACGGAACTGAACAAACATTTAATCAATCTGTTAGTGGAAAACATAGTTGGTCATACTATATTCCAAAAGATGGTTTAGAAAAAATTGATGTGTATGAAGATGGTAGATTTCTATATTCTGAAACAAATAACAATGTATATGCTAACATGTATATTAAATGATATCATTAACCATTACAACGTGTAAAAGATTTTCATTGTTTGAAAGAACAATAAATTCTTTCTATAATAATTGTGTTGACCGTGATTTGATATCACACATCTTTCATTATGATGATTCATCTTCAGATTTTGAAAGGAAAGAAATGTTTCTTTTATTAAAGAAATTATTTCCAAAGGTGATGTTAACATCAATAACATTTCAACCTTCAGATTTTAATACCAGAAAAAGACATTTGGAGATTATGAAAGTTTGGAAAACAAACAATGAAAAATTTAATTTTGATTATGTGTTTCATTTAGAGGATGATTGGTTATTTCAACAAAATTTTAGATTATTAGATGGTATTAATTTATTAAGTAATAATGACGATATTGCATTAGTTGGCTATTCATGGGAAAAAAAGATATTCCCACCAGAATTATTTACACCAAGAATAATTGGTGATTTTTGGGAATGGTATTATTCTGAAAAACACGAATTAAATGAACCATTATTTTTAGATGAGGTTGAAATGAAATACTTACCTGAAGGTGATTGGGTTAAAGTAATCAATTGGCCATACTTTGGATTTAGACCAGCAATACATGATATTAAAAAATTAAAAACTATTGATAATTTTAATGGAAATATGGATTCATTTGAATTAGAATTCGCATTAAGGTTTGCAAAAAAATACAAATCATTTTTACATTTGGAAAGAATTTGTTATCATATAGGTATTCATAATTCATCATACAACTTAAACAATTCAGAAAGATAAAATGGAAAACTTTTTATGGGTTACAATTGGTGACCAACAATTTAGAACCGCTCAAACAAAACACATACCTAAAGCCTTTTCAATAATATTAAAAGACTTTGAACAAATTATTGAGATTGGTACTTTTACAGGTGCTTTTACATATTGGTTATCAGAAAATAAATCTGATTCATGTAAAATAATATCATACGATAATAATCCTGATTATTTACAAGTTAATAATATTAAAGATACCACCTTAAGAGTTGCCGATTGTTTTGATGTTGACGTGATTGGTGAAATAAAATCATTAATTAGTCAACCAAAAAAAACATTATTATTATGTGATGGTGGTGATAAAGAAACTGAATTTAAATTATTCTCAAGGTATCTTAAAACGGGTGATGTTGTTATGTTACATGACTATGAAGAAACACCCGAAGAGTACGAAAAAATAAAAACCGAATTAGATTGGCCAACAATTTCCGAATCTCATTATAAAAATTTAGAAAGATATCTTCCCGAATTAAAATTAAGACCATATCTTTATAATGAATTTAAACAAGTCCTTTGGGGGAGTTTTATTAAATGTTAAAACAAGAAAAAATATTAATCAATATTAATAATATTGATGTTGAAACTGCTATAAATAATGCAATTTTAAAAATTAATTTTACAACATTAGGGTTAAATGACCAACAACAAACAATATCTGTAAAGATATCAGACCCGTATTTTGATATACCATACTCACCCGAAATTATTAATGTAAATTGTATTGATGGTCCAAATTATTTTGTTAATTTTACGATTGGTAGTCATTTTGGGAAACATAATAGATTGGGTTTTAAAGGTGGGGTACATTTAAGATGTTATATAGAAGATTATTTAGTTTTTGAAAAAAAGTTTTTCTTTTATAAGAACTATCTACCATTAAGAAACATATCACAACAATATCCAATGAATTATAAACGATTATGGATTATTGGTGATTCAAATGTGTGGGGAACTTTTGGTAATGATGAGTACACCCCTGAACCAATACATGATTATTTACCCATAAGGTATAGTCACCCCTCACTAAGTTTACATAGATTTTTAAATAAAGATAATAAATCATTTATTGATTTATTACCCATAGAAGATGGCGATATTATAGCCTTTTATTTAGGTGAAATAGATACTAGATATGGTCTACCTAAATCATCTCAAGAAAAAAATACTTCAATTTCTCATTTAACAAATAAGTTATTATTTAAATATAAAGAATTTCTACAGACTTTTATTTCCAAACATCCAAATAATAAAGTGATTGTTATGTCCCCAAACCCACCAATTAAAAATGGTTTAATTGATGAAGAAAAAGAACGTCAATTAATTAAAGGAACAAATAATGAAAGAAAATATTGTGTTGATTCATTTGATGAGTTTTTTTCTAATGAAAATTTTCTATATTTTAATTGGAAAAAAGATTATACTGATAATTTTGGGTTTGTTGACCCAAATTTTTTATTTGATAATGATTTTCACATAAAAGAATATAACCAAATATTAAAATCATTTAGCGAATTTATTAAAACAATATGAAAATAACACAAGTAACACCAGGTCTTATATCAATACCTCCAAATGGTTGGGGAGCAATTGAAAAAGTAATATGGAACTATAAACTTCAATTTGAAGAAATGGGTCACGTATGTGATATTAAATACTTAAATGATGTTGATGTAAATAATACAGATATCATTCATTTACACGTTGCCAATTTAGGTATTGAAGCTCAAAAAAGAGGTATACCATACATCTTTTCATTACATGACCATCATGTTGTTAGACATGGTAAAGATTCTCATACATATAAACAAAATTTAGAAGCCATTAAAGGTTCAATAGTATCCTTTACACATGCAGAATTTTTAGTTGATTACTTTGAGGAAACTGATAAGTTATTTTATTTAACACATGGTGTTGATACCAAGTTTTTTGATTTACCTTATAAGGAAGATTTTAAACACAAATTATTATGTATAGCAAATAATGGTTATGCTGATGACCAAACCATAGATAGAAAAGGATTTAGATACGCTATTGAAGCCGCTAAAGAATTAAACATGGATATTACAATTGTTGGTCCTCCTAACAATATGAATTTTTTCAACGCAAATCCTGATTTATTGGAGTACGGTAAATTAAACATAATTTCTCACAATCCAAGTGAAGAAGAATTATTAAAAATAATTGAAGAGCATTCAATATTCCTTCACCCATCAGAATTGGAAGCTGGTCACCCAAATTTAACATTATTGGAATCAATTTCATGTAGAGTACCTGTTGTTGGGACATATGATGGTAACCACAAAATTGAAGGTTTGTATAAAGTAGAAAGGTCAACTGAATCAGTTAAAAAAGGTATATTGGAAGTTATTGAGAACTATGCTCATTATATGATTAATACCGAAATTGATAGAAAATATTATGATTGGTCAACAGTTTGTACAAGATTGTTAAACATGTATGGTGATGTTCTTAAAATACAAAAAGAATATACTTCTGATATTACCAAAAATTTATTTATTAAAGCGTTTAACGAAACAAAAGATTTAAAACCAATGTTAAATGAAAAATTGGCAATAAATGTACATTTTGTTGATGGTCCAACTGTTGATGTTCAAAGTAATCTTGACGATGAATATACCGTAGATTTTTTTGAAGATGATAACACACTAACATATACTTCAAAAATAAGAAGTAATATGTGGACAAAATCAAATAAGAAATTTCATAAAGATTGGAGAATCAGAGTTTCTAATTCATCAGGAACAATACTTAACCGTAAGTTTCCTTTTGAAGGTATGAGAGTTTATATTGCAATTGATTCAAGTTCGTTAGGTGATTCAATTGCTTGGGTACCATATGTTGATGAGTTTAGAAAAAAACATAAATGTCATGTGATTTGTTCAACTTTCAAGAATTTTTTATTTGAAAAATCATACCCTGAAATTGAGTTTGTTACGCCAGGTATTGAAGTTAAAAACATATACGCAATGTATAAGTTGGGTTGGTTTTATAATCGTGATTTAGAACCTACATTACCTAATACAATACCATTACAACAAACCGCTAGTAATATTCTTGGGTTAGAATTTAAAGAAATTAAAACAAATATTGATTTTATACCAAAAGAAAAACCTTACCCTGAAAAGTATATTTGTATTGCAACCAACTCAACCGCTGGTTGTAAATATTGGAACAATCCAACAGGATGGGTTGATTTAATTAGACATTTTAAATCATTAGGATATAAAGTAATTAATATCTCACAAAATGGTGATAAATACGAAGGTGCCGATTCATTAGAAGATGACTCAATTGATAATACAATGAATGTAATTTATCACAGTCAATTTGTTGTCGGTCTTTCAAGTGGATTATCTTGGTTAAGTTGGGCTTTAGGTAAACACGTTGTGATGATTTCTAATTTTACAGAACCTGACCATGAATTTACTTCAAATTGTACAAGGATTATAAATATGTCAGTATGTAATGGTTGTTGGAATAATCCCATGTTCTTATTTAATAAAGGAGATTGGAATTGGTGTCCTGAACATAAAGATACTGAAAGACAATTTGAATGTCATAAATCTATAACCGCAGATATGGTTATATCACAAATACAAAATTTATTATGAATATAGAAGTATCACATGGAGAAATTGTTGACAAATTAACAATTCTTCAAATTAAAAAGGAAAATATTACCGACCCAAATAAATTAGATAACATCATAAAAGAGTATGAGTATCTTTTATCTGTGGTTGAAAATGATTTGGGTATTTCAACTTTATCACCTGAGTATTTAGAATTATTGTCAGTTAATAAAGACCTTTGGGTTATTGAAGATGATATTAGGGACAAAGAAAGACAAAAAGAATTTGATGAAGAATTTGTTAGTCTTGCTCGTTCAGTTTACTATACTAATGATGTTCGTGCTAAAATTAAAAAAGAAATTAATTTGAAGTTTTCTTCAGGATTTATTGAAGAAAAATCTTACAGTGATTATCTGTAAGGTGTTCCACCTACCCAAAATACCAAACTTTTTCTAATACCTTTTGTTACGGGTGTAACCCTATGCATAATACAACTTGGGAATATTGTCATACTATATTGTTTTCTTTCCACTGTTTTAATCTCACCACCAGGCCATAGTTCCAAATCACCACCTTCATATTCGTCAGGATTTGTTAACAGTACCGACATAGACACTTTTCTTTGAGCACTAGGACCATGTCCTGTATCTATGTGCCAACCATATTCACCATCGTCTTCATATTCAGTGTATTGAATAGGTTCTCTCGCCATAATTAATTCAAAATTCCAAAGTTGACCATTAACTGATTGGATGATTTTCATTAATTTGGTAAATAACCACATAGTTTCATTTGTTGGGTATATCCATTTAACATTACTTTTTCTAACATCTTTGTTAACCTCACCAACAAAATTTTCATTTACAATTCTTCCTTCTTCATACTCTAAAGAATTAATTATATTAATTAATTCATCAATTTCAGGTTGTGAAAATTGGTCATCAACATTTGCGTGCTTACCTATATCAATTGTTGGTGGGTATGGAAATATCGGTATTTTACTTGACATAAATAAAGTATATTAAATAAAATCTATTAAGTAAACTTGCAAATTAAAATTATGAAACTCTAATGTAAACAGTCCCACCATTTGCAACATTAATAATTGCTCCGGTAGTTAATAGACCCGGAAATGTAGTTGGTGAACCAGGAAAAGCGGTGAAACCAGCACCAGTGTCATAATCAACATTTACCGCTGGTGTAAATGGTGGTGCACCAGCATTTAAATTAACCTGTAAATCTATTTGATACCAATGGGGTTGGTTACCAGCGGTCCCCCCTCGAATCATTGCATTAATTTGTGTTTGTGTATCAGCGTTTGGTCCACTATTTGAACCGCTAGCCAAAACAGTTGCATCATTAATTGTCACATCAATAGTTGATACCCAACTAGGTGTTCCTGATTGGAATTGAATGTCATAATAACTCTCAGAATCTATATCATAAAACATTGATATAGATGCGTTTTGTGTTACTGCACCTCCAGCAGGACTTGATGGTAAAGGATAAAATGCTGGATAAAATGTATAGTCATTAATAAAACCATCATCATATATGTATGTTGCAAAATCATACAATCCAATATCAATATTAGGCGTAAAGTTAACCTCAGCCCTAATATTATCATAACTAATAGGATTACCGGGTGATGCTGGTCCTGGTGGTGTTGCCATATTCTATTAACAATCAACTGTTGATGATGGTCCGTAAATACTTTGCAAATGAGTTCTTAATTCAGAATACCCCGCTGAAAAGATATCAGTAGTTTCAAATGAAGTAAAACTACTAACCTTTTTATATACATAATTACCAATTTGTTTATTTGTCACAATATTGTCTTTATTGTTTTTATCTACTTCTGAGTTATAAATTTCTAACCCAAATCTAACAGCATTGTTGGATTTATCAATTAAATAAGTACCTATTCTTACATAGGCTTCAGTGGTGATTCCACCACTGGTTCCTATTTGTGTTGTTACTTTTATAGCCATTTTATTTCTTTTCTAATTCTTTAATTTTATTGTTCAATTCTTGAATTGATTGGATTAGGAATGGTACCAATCTTTCGTATGACACTGTTTTATATAACTCCTCATCACCTGTTTGAAGTAATGTTGTATTTGTAACGATTTCAGGTATTATTTTTTCAACTTCTTGAGCAATTAATCCAAAGTCATTTCCTCTTCTCATAACATCTTTCCAAGTATATGACACAGGTCTTAATTTTTCAATAATACCTAAACTGTTTTCAAGAGTTTTAACATTATCTTTTAATCTTTCATCTGATGGTGTTGTTGAATATCCAATAATGTTCGCAGTTGCGTGGAAATCACCATATCCACCATTGTTTGTCATTCTGAACATTTCAGTTCCGTTCAATGAGTATCCAAGATATGAAGTTCCACTGTTGAATATACCTGTGTTTGTATTTGCCGTCCATGAGAATGATGGTGCTCCTGCCGAACCTGAAACTCCTGACCTGTAACCCGCGCAGTTGTGGACAAACGAATCCGAACCTTTAATGAATAGACAACAAGATGATTGTATTTGTGAACCATTCACTGCGTATACGATATACAAATCAGATACGTTATTACATGTGAATGAACCACCGCTAATACCTGAAGTACCACTTGGACCACTTAATCCTGAAGAACCTGTTGTACCTGAAGTACCGCTAGTTCCTGAAGTTCCTGAACTTCCTGAAGTTCTTGATGCCCCTGATGTACCCGCATTTCCTGATGAACCCGCTGAACCTGATGTTCCACTTGTACCTGAAGTTGCTGACGCTCCTGAAGCTCCCGCAGCTCCTGATGAACCTGCAGTTCCTGAAGTTCCTGATGAACCTGAAGTTGCCGATGAACCTGCAGTTCTTGATGCTCCTGATGAACCTGCAGTTCCTGATGTACCGCTTGAACCTGAAGTTGCTGATGCTCCTGACGCTCCTGATGAACCTGCAGTTCCTGAAGTTCCTGATGAACCTGAAGTTGCAGATGCTCCTGATGTTCCAGCGTTTCCTGATGCTCCTGACGTACCACTTGTACCTGAAGTACCTGATGTTGCTGATGCTCCTGACGCTCCTGATGAACCAGCAGTTCCTGATGTACCTGAGGTACCTGATGTTGCCGATTGTCCTGACGCTCCCGCAGCTCCTGATATACCTGAAGTACCACTTGAACCTGATGTTCCTGATGTACCGCTAGTTCCTGAAGTTGCAGATGCTCCTGATGTTCCAGCGTTTCCTGATGCTCCTGACGTACCTGAAGTTCCACTTGTTCCTGAAGTTTGAGATGCTCCTGACGCTCCTGCGGAACCTGATGTACCTGAAGTTCCACTTGTTCCTGATGTTGCCGATGCTCCTGACGCTCCTGCGGAACCTGATGTACCTGAAGTTCCACTTGTTCCTGATGTTGCCGATGCTCCTGACGCTCCTGATGAACCACTTGTACCTGATGTACCACTAGTTCCTGATGTTCTTGAAGCTCCTGATGTTCCATCAACACCTGATGTACCACTTGTACCAGATGAGCCGTTTGTTCCTGATGTTCCTGATGTTCTTGAAGCTCCTGATGTTCCCGCGACTCCTGATGTTCCTGAAGAACCATTTGTTCCTGATGTCGCTGAAGAACCCGCTGAACCTGAAGTACCACTTGTACCTGATGTTCCTGATGTTGCCGATGCTCCTGACGCTCCTGCGGAACCTGATGTACCTGAAGTTCCACTTGTTCCTGATGTTGCCGATGCTCCTGACGCTCCTGATGAACCTGAAGTTCCCGATGTTCCACTTGAACCTGATGTTGCTGACGCTCCTGATGTACCAGCATTTCCTGATGCTCCTGAAGAACCACTTGTTCCTGTTGAACCTGAAGTTGCCGATGAACCTGCTGAACCTGATGTTCCCGATGCTCCTGATACTCCTGATGTTCCACTTGTACCTGAAGTTGCTGATGAACCTGCTGAACCTGAAGAACCACTTGTACCTGATGTACCGCTAGTTCCTGATGTTCTTGAAGCTCCTGATGTTCCATCAACACCTGATGTACCACTTGTACCAGACGAACCGTTTGTTCCTGATGTTCCTGATGTTCTTGAAGCTCCTGATGTTCCCGCAACTCCCGATGTTCCTGAAGAACCGTTTGTTCCTGAAGTTGCTGAAGAACCTGCCGAACCTGACGAACCACTTATTCCTGAAGTACCAGATGTTCCTGAAGTTGCTGAAGAACCTGCTGAACCTGATGTTCCTGACGCTCCTGATGTTCCTGAAGAACCTGAAGTCGCTGATGAACCTGCTGAACCTGATGTTCCTGACGCACCTGATGTTCCTGAAGAACCTGAAGTCGCTGATGAACCTGCTGAACCTGAAGAACCACTTGTTCCGCTAGTTCCTGATGTACCTGAAGTTGCTGAAGAACCCGCCGAACCTGCTGAACCTGATGTTCCTGAAGTTCCACTTGAACCTGATGTACCTGATGTACCGCTAGTTCCTGATGTTCTTGAAGCTCCTGATGTTCCATCAGTACCAGAAGTACCACTAGTTCCTGATGAACCATTTGTTCCTGATGTTCCTGATGTTCTTGAAGCTCCTGATGTTCCCGCAACTCCTGATGTTCCTGAAGAACCATTTGTTCCTGAAGTTGCCGATGAACCTGCCGAACCTGATGAACCACTTATTCCTGAAGTACCAGATGTTCCTGAAGTTGCAGATGAACCTGCTGAACCTGAAGAACCACTTGTTCCGCTAGTTCCTGATGTACCTGAAGTTGCTGAAGAACCTGCTGAACCTGAAGTTCCGCTAGTTCCGCTTGAACCTGATGTACCCGATGTACCGCTAGTTCCTGATGTTCTTGAAGCTCCTGATGTTCCATCAGTACCAGAAGTACCACTAGTTCCTGATGAACCGTTTGTTCCTGATGTCCCTGATGTTCTTGAAGCTCCTGATGTTCCCGCAACTCCTGATGTTCCTGAAGAACCATTTGTTCCTGAAGTTGCCGATGAACCTGCCGAACCTGATGAACCACTTATTCCTGAAGTACCAGATGTTC